CGCACGCGATCAAGACCTGCCTGGGCGACCTGTTCGACCGCTTCACCAACCCGGAAGACGTGATCTGGCAGGGCATGAGCCTGGCCGAGCGGGTGGACTACATCATGGCCGGCAACCACGACCTGGTGAACGACCGGGGCCGCCTCGGCACCCTGCAACTGATGGATAAGGCCCGGCCGGGGGTGATCCAGCTCACGCCGTTCGGCGAGGCCCGGGGCTTCCTGCACGACGTGCGCCCCGGGGTGTCCTTCCTGTTCATCCCGCACCACAGCACCGACGATCTGTTCCATGAATCGCTGGCCGCCGCCGAGAACTGGGTGCGCGGCAAGGTGCCCGGGACCACAGCCTACCTGTGTGTGCATTGCAACTACGACTCCGGCTTTGCCACCGACGACACCGCGCTGTCACTCAGCCGCAAGCAGGCCAAGCAGCTGCTCGATGCCGGCTTCGATTACATCCTGGTCGGCCACGACCACCACCCCCGGGAAGACTGGGACGGCCGCGTGGTGATCCTCGGCAACACCCACCCGACCGGCTTCGGCGACATCACCGACAAGCGCGTGATGCTGATCCGCCCGGACGGCAAGCACGAATTCCACCAAGTGTGGTACCGCGACTCTGGCTACCTGCACCTGGACGTGAACGACCTGGTGGCGCCGGACTTCGACTTTGACGAAGACCGGGGCGCGCAGTTCATCGAAATCAGCGGCGAGTTGCAGGCCAGCCAGGTGATGGATCTGGCCCGCGCCGTGCGCAAGATTTGGCAGAGCTGGGCACCGTTGGCCGTGCGCAACACCGCCGAGGTGATCAAGCCAGGCACCGGCGAGACGCTGGCCGACCACGACTTTCACCAGCTGGACATGCAGATCCGCGCCGAGCTGATTAAACGCCCGGAGCTGGTCGAGCTGTTTGACGCCTTTTGGGCCGAGACCGCGCCCGCCATGCAGGAAGAGGAAGCGTGATGAAACTGGAAATCATCAGTGGCCCAGCGGCCAGCGGCAAAACCACCAAACTGCGCCAACTCACCGAGGCCTACAAGGCGGACGGCAAGGCGGTGCTGGACATCGGCCCGCACGCGACCCTGGCCTACATCCGCCGCCGGATTGTGCTGGCCAGCCTGCAGGGCTACACCGCAGTGACGCTCGATGACTGCAACGCCGACACCCTGAAACGCCTGCGCCGGGCGATCAAGGAAATCGGTGAACGCATGGACATCGACATGACCATCCACGTCGTGGAGGCCGCGTAAATGTTAGAGCGCCTGGAACTCAACAACTTCAAGAAGCATGAGCACCTGGTGCTGGACTTCACCGCTGGGTTGAATGGGGTGACAGGGCCGAACTACCGGGGCAAAACGACCGTGCTGTACGGGATTCTGTACTGCCTGGGCGGGGCGCGGCTGGTCCCCGGCTCGCGCCTGCAAACCCGGGGCACCAACAGCGGGTTCAAACAATCGCTGTGGCTGACCTTCGGCAGCATCGGCCGGTACCGGATCGATCGCACCAAGACCGGCGCCAGCCTGACCGAGCTGTGCCCGGACGGCACGGAACAGCCGGTGGCCACCGGCACCACGCCGGTGAATCAGGCGGTCGCCCGCCTGCTGGGCATGCCGCTCAAGCGCTTCGCACAGATCAAGTACGCCAAGCAGCGCAAGGCCAGCGCCCTGCTGGAAGTGGGCAGCACCGAGTTGTTCAAGATCATCACCGAGCTGACCGGGCTGGAGCGGGTCAGCCAGGTGATGGAGCGGGTAGGGGGGCAGCTCAAGGCCTGGAAGCTGCTGCAGGATGAATCGATCCTGACCGACATCGATGAGCAACAGGTGCAGGTGATGAACTGGCTGGGGGAAGAAACCCAGCTGGCCATCGACCTAGCACAGCTGAACAGCGAGTTGACCGAGGCGAAGGCTCACCGCACCACCAGCGAAGCCCACGAACGCCGGCTGTCTCAGGCGCAAACCGCCGTGTTCGGCGCCGTGACCACGCTGCGCCAGGCCGAGCGGGAGGCAACGGCGAGCCAGGCCGCACTGGAAGACGCGCAGCAGCAGCTCGCGCAGTTCCGCGGGCGCCCCCTGAACACCGAAACCCTGGTCGACATGGAACTGCGACTCAAGGATCTGCGCGAGCAGGTTGCAGAGGGCAAGCAGGTGCGCTACCGGGTCAAGTCGTTGCAGCAGGATCTGGAGTCCGCCCAGCTGGAGTTGCAGTCAGCCGTCAGGAAAGCCGCGCCGCTGCGCGATGAAGTCAAGGAGCTGCACCGCGAAAGCGAGGTGGATCTGGACGCCCTGCACGCGGCTGCCGCGCAGGCCGAGGCCAATAAACAGACTGCCAGCGAGAAGCTGGAAGCCCTGATCGAGGCGGGCAAGAAGGGCACCTGCGGCACCTGCCAACGGCCGTTTGACGCCTTCAACCCGCACGACCACGCCGCGCTGGTGCGCGAGCACCAGGAGACCTGGCGCGAGAAAATGGCGGCGGCCCAGCTGGCCAGAGACGCCCTACAGGCCGAGAACATCTACCGCAGCAATTGGACCCAGGCCGAGGACGCTTTGCGCCAGGCCGAAAGCGCCGTGCATACCCACCAGCGGGTCTGCAACCGCCTGAGCGACCAGCTCGATCAGGCGACCCGGGATTCCCTGTCCCTGCCACCCACGGAGGCGATGACTCCACAGATCGAGGCGCTGGACGCGCAGATCAGCACCGGCCGGCAGGACGCCCACCGCCAAGCCACGCTGCGCCAGGCGGTGGCCGTGGCCGAGAGCAACGCCACGCAGCGCAATCAGTGGCTGACCAACGCCCAAAACGAACTGCAACAGACCGAAATCCAGCACCAGGTGGAAGGCGTCGACCTGCCCACCGCGCTGCGCACGCACCGCGAGAAGGTCGACGCCTGTGATGGCCAGATCCGCCGCCTGCAGGAACAGATCGGGGTGCTGTCCAACCTCAAGCACGGTTTGCATGAACAGCGGGTCGCGCTGGAACGCACACTGGCCACCGTGGTCGAGCGCAATCGCCAGCACGAACAGGCGGCGCAGAAGGTCGGCCTGCTCACCGAACTGCTGGGGCACATTCGCAGCAACCGCGATCGCTACAGCAAGCAGGTGTGGGACGTGTTCATGGCCAGCGCCTCGATGTTCGCCAGCAACGCCACCGGTGGGGTCATCGAGTCGATCAGCCGCGGCGAAGACGGTGCCTTCACCTTCGTCGAGGACGGATTCGAAATGGAACAGGCCGAAGCCTCGGGCGCCCAGCTGGCGATCATCGGCACCGCCGTGCAACTGGCGCTCGATGCCGCTGCGCTGTCGCCGCTGAACCTGGTGCTGATGGATGAACCCACCGCCGACATGGACCCGGAGCGCGCTCTGGCCTTCAGCACCTTGCTCGCCGGCAGCGGCAAACAGGTGGTGATGGTGACGCACCGGGAAATGGACGGCACCGTATTCGACAACACGCTGGAGATTTGACCATGACCGATGCCGCCGATGCCGCCGGGGACGAACAGGAACTGATCGAGGACTTACTGTTGCGCCAGCACCGGGCAGCTGCCGCCAGGCACCAAAGGGTGCTGGCGACGTGTACCGGGGAGTGTCTGAACTGCGAGGCGCCCATCACGGAAGGGCGCTATTGCGATGTGGACTGTCGCCTGGACCATGAACGCCGCGTTACATCGCACCTACGGCGGTGAAGTAGCCCGGCGGTACAAAATCCTCGGCGCTCAGGCCGAGGGCTGCTTTACGTTTGTTGTAGTAGCGCCAGCCGAAGGCCCGCACGGTGGCATACACGGCGTAACGGGTGGCCCTGTCCATGCCCCGGGCTTCCATGGCCTCCAGAAAGATCGCGTCGGCCTCGGCCCGACTGTAGCGCTGCGAGCAATACAGCCAGTCATGCAGCACCGCCGGGGCACGCAACAACCCGTTGACGTTGAACACCCCACGAAACGGGCGCGGGATCGACGCCAGGTCGGTGATAAAGCCCCGGGGCGCAATGATCTTGTCGCCGTTGCGCAGCCCGATCAGTGGGTCAGTCACTACCCACTCATCAGGCACCGGCATCCCGCGTGGGGTGTACTCCTGCAAGTTGAGCAGGCTGATGAACTGGAAGGCGCTCATGATTTGTCGACCTTGTCTTCCAGCACCTTGGCTACCACGTCCTCGATCACCTCGCTCGACTTGCGCTCATCGCGAAAGATCAGGATCAGCGCGATGGCCAGGGCGACCCCCGCCGCCGCCTGTTCTGCGGGCACCCCGAGGTAGGCCGACAGGGAGCCGAGGCCCAAGGCCAGCCCCTGCCAGGTCGACGGCTGTTGCAGGTACCGCACCAGCAAGTTCAACAGTGCTTGTCGTGCTTCAGGACTGCTCATACTCCCCCCCACGCCGGACCGCCCCGGTCTTCCCCGATTTCAAAATCATTTCGATCACCGCCTGCTTAATCTGCAGGGCACGGATCTTGTCGTTGAGCTTTTCCAGCTCACTCTGCAACTGTTCCCGCGACGTGTAGTCCTTGGTCAGGGAAGCGATCGCCAGCTTGGCTGCCGCCTGTTCGTTCTCGATCGCTTCCAGCTTCTGGTTGGTGGTCGCCATGTGCAGGGCGAGGGTGGGGGCCTGCTTGACCAGGTCCTGAATGCTGCTCAGGAACCCGACCAAAATGGCGACACACAGCGCACTGCACACGGCCGTCACAACCCGGGCCAGTCGCGAATACCCCGCTCGGCGTTCTTCAATTGTCATAGGCACTCCCCCTTTGGTCACATCAACACAATCATTCGTGGTTGCTGGGTCACGGCAACGGCGTTACTGAAGGCGACTTCGACCACCATCTGGCTGACCTGGCCGGCGATCGGGGCGCTGATTGCCACTTCAGTTACCAGCTGCGAAATACGGGCGGGTGCGACGGAGTGGTGAACCACTTCGGACACCACCTGGGAGACGCGGGCGGGCGCCACGGTGGCGTGGACAACCTCGGACACCGCCTGCGACACACGGATAGAGTTCGCGGTGTTGGTGGTCAGCGGGGCGGTGTCGCCGTTGGTGCCGACACTGAACCAGTCGATGTCGCGGGTCCCGGTGGGGTCTTGGTTGCCGATCCCGACCCAGCCGGCGGCCGAGACGGCGGAATCGGTGGCAGAGACCGACCAGGTGCTGGGCTCGTTTTCCCCATCCTTCCACACCCTGGCCTGCAGGCTGGTGCCGTTGACGCGCAAGCGGATGTAGTACCAGGTGTTAGCGGCCGGGGAGAAGCTGACCGCTGAACCGAGGTTGGTGGAGGCGCCTGAGACGAACTTCTGCAGCTGGTAGTTCACGCCGCTGGTGCTGAAAAGGAGCAGGTAGCCGTTCTCGGCCCCGGAGGCGCCTGAGCCCCGGACGGTCAGACGTGGCAGTTCTACCGAGGAACCGCTAGGGCGAACCCGGGCCAGGATCTCGACGTTGGCGCGGTTGGCGTCGGCGTCGACCGCGTCCCAGGTCACCAGGTGCTTCGCACTGCTGGAGCCGGTATGTTCCAGCACCTTGCCGCCTTCGGTGCCGGCCTTGCTGCGGGTCAGATAGTTCTGACTGGTGGTGACCCACCGCGCCGTCCAGTCAGACGGCTGCACATCCGCCGTGTACGAATCGAAGCTGGTCGAGTAGGTGGTCATGGGTTAGAGGTCCGCCGAGATCCGCACGCCAAACTCGGCGGCGTTCAAGTTGGTCTGCGACCAGTCCGCCGAGGTGTTCGGGTCCTGCTCAAACATCTTCAGCACGTACTTGCCGGTCGTAGACAGGGGTTGCGAGGTGCCGAACACTTCCGTCGCCCCGGATTTGACGAACACTTCCGCCCCCCGGAAACCGGCGTCCGCCTTGTAGCAATAGGCACCCACCTGCACGGCCTTGATCGAGCCGGTTTCCGAGGCGTCCTGGAAGCCGTAGGAGTCCTTCTGCAGCGCGGTGCTGGAGCTGACGTAATCTGTGGTGTTCGGTGCGGTCTCATCCACCAGGGTGTAGTGCGTGGTACCCGTACTGCAGGTCATCGCGGTGTAGGTGCCGTCCGCGTTCGGGTAATACGGCTTGACCTTGATGTCGCCGAGGAAGCCGCCGGTGACCTCGGTAGACGAAGTCTCTGTGCGAACGTAGAGGTCGTCCCAATAGGTGGCCACCGCAAGCGCACGAAGGTGCAGGTACTCGGCGACATCCAAAGTGGCGTTGGCTTTGGTGTCGATACCCGTCAGGAGCAGGTCGACAACCCCATTGACACGGACCTCGATGACCCCGGCAGTGTCGTGGATGTAAACGCGCACCTCCACGTAGTACCAAGTGTTGGAACTAAAAACCTGGGTCCCGTTACCAATGTCGGTGGCAGTCAGGCTGTTAACAAACGTTGAAGTGCAGCGCCCTACATGAAGTTTGCCGTCTGAAGCTAAGGCAAAGGCGAGTTGCGCGGTAGCCCCGGAAGAGGGCTCATTGCTCAGCACGGCAAAGGCACCGGACGTGCTAAACGCAGTACCACTCGGTGCAGATTGCACACGCAGGCCGAAGCCGAACACGATGTTGCGTGCCGCAACGTTCAGCCGTTTGCTCACTTGGCCGGTCCCGGCGCTTGTTACGCGCAGCGATTGACCACTGTTACGGAAGGTCGTCGAATCGTTGGTGGTGGCCATGTCGACGTTGTCCCACTTGGCCCCCACGTCCGCCGTGGCGTAGTGATCGAAGCCATCCAAAAAACTAGTTACCCAAGCCATGTCAGCGCACCCCTGCAATGGAAAATGAAAAGTCCGCCAGCGTGGCATCAGCCGTGCCTGGCGCCTTGAATTGCAATGCGTCACCCACGGCCAGGCTAAAGGCCGAGGCGGCAATGAAGGTCGGTGCGGCACCGGCGGCGGCGAAGCGCACCGTGCCCACGGCGGTGACGGCGTGGCCGCTGGCGGCGATCTTGTTGACGGTGATGTCGGTCTGCGCGGTGGCCGCGATCAGGGCGATACCGCTGGAGCCGGCCATGGCGGCGGCGAAGCTGATGGCGAACGGTGCGACGAACATGCCCAGCACCTGGTTGGCTGCCGGCACGCCGTTCCACGCCACGCCGATCACCGCCGGTTCGTCATAGAACTCCAGGGCGTTGGCCGCCGCGTTGACCCGCAGCTTCTTGAGCGCCTGCCCGGAGAAGCTGGCCGGTACGTCTGACAGGCCGACAAACGCCGTGGCGCCAGTGGTGTCGGTGACGAACTCCAGCGCGGTCCCTGCCGAGTTAACCCGGACTTTCTTGAGCGCAGCACCGGTGTAGTTGGCCGGCACATCCGACAGCCCGGTGAAGGCAGTGACAGGTGTGGCCACCGTGACGAACTCCAGGCCCGAGGCGTCGGACTTGACCTTGACCGTCTTGCTGCCTTGCCCGACGTAGGTGGTGGGCGCGTCCGTGAGCCCAATGAAACTGGTGGGAGTCGCCCCTGCAGAGAACTCGATACCGCTTTCATCCCCTTTGACCGTCACCACCTTGTAGGCCGAGCCGGCGTAGCTGTCCGGCGTGTCGGTGAGGCCCAGCAGGGTGGTAACGTCGAGGGCGGCGAACTCCAGCGCGGTCATCGCCGCGTTGACCCGCAGGAACTTCAGTGCGCTGGAACTGTAGGCATCCGGGGTGTCCGGCAGCTCCAGAAAGTTCGCCGGGCCGGAGCCGATGGCGAACTCGACAGCGGTGCCGGCGGCGTTGACCCGCAGGACCTTGAGCGCCTGACTGGCGTAGCTGTCGGGTGTGTCGGTCAGGCCGAGCAGAGTCGACGGCGCCGCCGCAGCGCTGAATTCCAGCCCGCTTTCGTCCCCCTTGACCGACACCAGGCGGAAGGCCTGACCGGTGTAGGCGTCCGGGGTGTCGTTCAGCGCCAGGTAGCTGGACACCGGGCTGCCGAACTCAAGGCCGGTCTCTGCCAGGTTGACCACCGGCACCTTACCTGCTTGCCCGGTGTAGCTGGCCGGGGCGTCGGTCAGCCCGGTAAACACCGTGGGAGCGGCAGCGCTGGAATACTCCAGACCGGATTCGTCGGCCTTGACCTTGACGATCTTGTTCGCTTGGCCGGAGTAGCTGGCCGGCACGTCGGACAGGCCGGTGAAGGCTGAGGCACCGCCACCGCCACCGGTGCCCGAGGCGATCGACACCACGTTGACCCCGTCACAGAACAGCGCGCCGTTGGTACCGGACGGCAGGGCCACGCCGGTACCGGATGCGGTCTTGACCGTCACCGCGAAGGAACCGGCGGTGTCGTTGTCGATGAAATACACCTTCGCCTTGGCCGGCACGATCAGGTTGCGCGCCGCCGTGGGGGTGCCAGTCAGGCGGATCACCCCCTGTTCCATGGCTTCGGCGGTGGTCAAGGTCACGTCGGCGGTGGTGATGGCCTTGCTCAGCAGGGCGCTAAACGCCTTTTCCGTGGCCTCAATGCGCTTGTCCGGGCTGGCGTAGGTCAGGCCCGAGTAGCCACTGCTGAGCAGGTCGAGCAGATCCTGGTACCCCGGGGCGTAGGTGGCCAGCTTGTTGACCGAGGTGAACGCCGTGCCGGACCACACCACCGAGTACAGCGCGGCAGCACTGGAAGTGTCGCGGTACGGGATGCCGTCGATGCCCATGCGGATGTAGTAGGTGCCTGCGGCGGCGCCACTGAACGGAATCACCGTGGTGGTCGACTTGTAGGCCATCTGCGCGGCGCTGGCACTCCAAAAGAAGCCAGGCTGCAGGGTCAGGTTGGTGCCTGACGTGCTGCTGGCGAACGAGTTCTCGCCGATCAGCGCCACGGCGATCGGGCCGAACATCGCCTTGCCGATGTTGAACAGGTTGGTCGGACTGGCCGCCGCGCTGCTCAACGTGTCGACCGTGCCGGACATCACGTTGATCGCGGCTTCGATCGCGTCATAGTTGGCGTTGTGCTTGGGGATGTAGGCCGTTTCCCCTGTGGCCGCCAGGCGCTGCAAAGTAATAGTCATGCTTACCTCAGTTCGATCAGAACGCCGCCGCGGAAAATACCGGTCGCGCCATACGGCACGACCCCATAGCCACCGAAGGTGGCGAGTTCGTCGTAGCTCAGGGCGCGGGCAACCAGGCCGACTTCGACAGTGGTGCCGAGGTCGTAGGCGATCGGGCCAAAGTCAGGGTCGGGGATGTGTACGGGGGTGCGGGTGTACGTGCCGGGGCGGCGCTTCGACAGGCCGGTCACTTCCCAGCGCCCGGTCTCGGAGCGGCGCAGGCGCACGGCGGTACCGGCGTCGGCGTAGATCAGGTCCCGGCTGTTGGCCGCGATCGGCACGTTGCGCAGTGGCGCCACCACTTCATCACCGGTGTTGCTGTCGAGCGACTTGAGGCCCACGTCGACATCGCAGCCGTAGGTCAGCGACAGGCCGTCAGTCACCAGCAGGGTCGGGCGGGTCAGGATGGTGCCGTCAATCTCCCTGATCGACTGGTCGATTTCGCCACGGATGAGGTAGGTCAGTAAGCCGGCCATCAGACGCGGAACCCCTGCACCGAAAGCATGGCCGCTGAACCACGGGTCAGGTCGCGGGAGAACGTCAGCACGTACAGACGCGAACCGTCCGGCAGTTGCAGGATGTCGCCGCGCTCCAACGCCGGATGGTCAATTATGTCGACGTTCCAGGTGATGGCCGACAGGGAGCGGTACAGCAGTTCACGCACGGCGATTTGCTGGGCGTGGCCTTCGTTCATCACGAAGTCCGAGTCGAGGCTTTCTTCCAGGCGCATCCATTCCGGGGTGCTGTCGTTGTAGGCTTCGGTGGTGTTGGTTTCGTGGACATAGTCGTAGGGCTCGCCCCAAATCTCATAGGTCCCGGTGCCGAGGGACATGATGATCAGGAAGAACGCGATCTGCCCGGCGGCCTCGGCAATCCGGCCAATTGGGATGGTGAAGCCGGTCCCAGTCGGGCCGACCTGCACCACGTCGGGATCGCTGGCGGCGTACATCATGGCGGCCAGCGCGGCGGTGGCCAGGGTCGGCACCCACACCTTGCTGGTCACGGTGATTTGCCCGCTGAACTCGCTTTTCTGTTCGTAGTCCTCATCACCGACCGGCAGGAGGCCGTCGTTGACCGACGTGATGGTCTTCATCCAGGTGTTGTCGGCGCGCTGCCGGCGATCATCCGACCAGTACAACTCGCGTTCCTGTTTGAGCTTGAAGAACCCGGCCGTGATCGACTCACGGGCCACCATCTGAGCCTGCTGCAAACTCTTGCTCAGATTCGGGTCGAGCCACTTGAGAATCACCGAGGTCACGGCGGTTTTGTTGCGCGAGCCGCTGATGCGCAGCAGTTGGTACGGCTCCAGCACCAGGTCAGGGGCGCGCACGATGTCGCGGGAGATTGGTTTGAAGCGCCCCAAGGCGTCGACCCACGGCTCAAGGGCAGCGACCTGCAGGAGGTCGGTCAGCATGTCCCATGCCGGCGTGTCGGCCAGCTGGGTGTCGCCATGCACGGTGCTGACGCCCAGCACCAGAGAGCCACGGATTTCCGAGGGGGTCAGGCCGATGGCGGTGAGCACGTCCCGGGCGATCACGCCCAGTTCGCTGCCGGCGGGGTAGATGTTGCCGACCCACTTGGTCTGTCGCCACAGGCTGTTGCTGTCCCGGCTGCGCACGGTTAGGGACATGCCCCGTTCGCCCCGGCTCTCGCGGTAGTCCGACAAGTCCTCGATCTGCCCATTGAACAGCGGCAGGCCGTCGAGCCTCACCTGGATCAAGTCGCCGATCTTGGGTTGCGCCACGCCGTACAGTTCCTGATAGAACGTCAGGCCCACAGTCAGGCCGGTCTCGGACTGGGTGAGGTTGTCGGCAAAGGGGCTGAGGTCCTGGTACACGGTGGCGGTGCCGTCGACCAGTTGCGCCCAGGTGGTACTGGTCGCCTTGAAATGCACCAGCTGGACGTTGCGCACAACGTCCTCGCTCGGGTAGCGCAGGTACGGGAATTCCGTAAGCATTAGGGCACCGAGGTTTCACTAACGATGGAATTTGCGCCAGCAAGTACGCCAGCCAGTTGGACCAACACGACTCCGTTGTTTTCGCTGGCTTTCCTGCCAGGGCTCACGGTTGCCGCTGAATCATTCCCTACAGTGTAGGTCAGCTCTTGGCCGACGATCCCCTCGGCCGCGCCGCCGTACACCCGATTGAACACTGGCACGGTCTTGCCCTTCTGCGGAGAGCGCAGGGGGATCGGCGGGGTCATTCCCACAGGCAGCGCCACCGGGTAGTAGCCTTTGACTTTGGTGGTGCAGATGCCGTCAGGCAGCGTGTCGGGCGAGTTGTAGCAGAACATCACCCGGCGCATGAACGGGTCCCAGGTGAACGCCGTGTTGGCCCAGGTGAAACCGCCGCTGACCAGCCCGGTGTGCAGCACGCCCAGCACTTCACCGGTCGCGTAATTGAAGGCGGTCAGGTTGCCGGTGGTTTCCACCGCGTAGGCCACGGGTGGTTCCGCGATGAACAGGAACTCGATGTTGCCGGCCACATTGATCGTGCGCAGCCAGTCGCCGTCGGACAGTCGGCAGACCGACAGCTGCGAGGATGTGTTCTCGTGCAGGCGCGTGATCACCACGTCCCGCCCGGGGTCCACGGCAAAGGTGCTGGTCCCGGGGAACGCCCCGGTGCTGCCGATGTTGGCCCCCAAGTCGGTGAGCAGCACCGGGTGTTGCGTGGTCCGCCAGGTCACCGGGTCGACCTTCAACAGCCCATAGTCGTAGAGGCTGGTGGCCCAGATCGTCCCGTCCGGCGCGGAAAACATGAACGCGATGGTGAACGAGGTGATGTTCTGGCGCATGCCTTTGTAGGCCCCTGTCCGGCCATCCCATACCAAGGTCTGCACGCTCCAGCTCGGCCACGCATCTTGGCGCATCACGCACAACAGATGAATCTCAAACTCGCCGGGGTAGGTGGGGTCTTTGATGGTGAACAAGCCCCGGAAAAAGTCGATGTACATGGTGCAGGTGAAAAGGGTTTCGACCGGGCTGGAGTAGAAATAGCTGATGCCGTCCGGGAGGATCAGACCGGTGCGCGGTACGGCCCGAGTGGTCAACGGGTACACCGCAACGTCAGACTCAAAAACCTGTTTGATGGGCATCAGAGCAGCACCCCTGCGGTGAGGTTGAAGTGAAGGCCGGTGCTGCCGATCGGCAGGGTCACCCGCGTGCGGGCGTAACCGTCCACGTCGGTGGTCGACTGCGCGATCTGCACCACACCCGGCGTGGTGCTGGACCAGTCCACCAGCACGCCGGCACACGGCTCGCCGCCGGCACCGAGCAGGCGGGTGCGGTACTCGACCGAGCTGCCTTGGCCCACGGTGCCGAGCGCCGTGGGCGCGGACAGGGTCGTGGGCACCGGCTCATCGGCGTAGATGCTGATGGTGTGATGCACCTCGGGGCTGACTTCCTGCCGCAGCACGAACCAGACCCCGAGCGCAGGGGAGTAGGTCGGAGGGGAGGCGGCGTTGAAGCCGAACTTGCGCTGCCAGCCAATGATTTCCCGGTTGACGTGGTCGTACAGCACGGCCGAATCCATCGCCGAGACGAACACGGTGCCGGCCCCCGGGCCGGGGCTGTAGCTGTAGCCGATGCCCCCGGTGTTCATGGTCGGCAGGGTGGCTTCGATGGCGCCGGAACCGGTCTCGCTGTGCAGGCGGCTGCGCAAATTTGAGAACAGCACGCGCTCCGCGAGGAAGTAGGCACCGTTGCTGGACAAGGGCACGGAGTCGGCAATCTCGGCCCCTTCGGGGTACAGGGTCACCGGATGCACCGAACGCACCAGCGAGTAGGTCATGCCGGCCGCGACTCTGGCGATCCCGGTGTTCTGCGTGTCGTGGTAGTAAATGTCATAGGCCGACAACGAGGGGTTGCGCACCCCGGTAAAGCCATCGACCTGAATCAACGTGCCGCTCTGCATGCTGTCGCCGGTAGGCTTCCTGATAATGGTCACGGCCGCCAACGCCATGAGCGAATCAAACCACATCGGCTTTTGAAAGCAGCGCGCATAGTTGCCGTCGATGTCCTTCATCGGGAACGGCCCGGCCAGCAGGCGCAGGGCCATTTCAGGCCACCCTGCCGACGATGCGCAGCTTGACTGTCACCGGGAACTCAACCAGGTCGGTGCCGACCGATTGTGGGGACATGGTCATGGGCGCACCGCCGACCTCGATGCCGACGATGATCACGCTGAACTTCAGGCTGGTGACGTAGGAGGGGTGCCATTCGATGTACCCCACCGCCGGATCGGGCGGGTTCATCCAGAAGGCGATCAACGCCTTGAGCATGTCGAGCGGCATCGACAGGCCGGCGCTAGGAATCCAGCGTTCCTCTGGTGCCACGTCGCGCAGGCTGCCCGGCCACAGGGTGTTGGACGCCGACGACAGGGTCATCTGCGAGGTCCAGATCGGCGCGATGATCGCGTCCTCGGCCATGTTGGTCCATTCGTGCGGGGCCAGCGTGTAGTCCAGCGCGCCCAGCGTCGGGTGGATCATCCGGCCCTTGCCGGTGCCGGGCGCGGCGGCGGCCACCACCGACAGGACGATGCTCTCGACCACCGGGCTGGCGTCGAGGATGGTGAAGTTGGTCGTTGCAGTCAGTAGGGCCATACCCACCTCACGGAACGTAATGCACAGAGACAGTCGGGGTGTCGCCTGCCGTGCCGGGGTTGTAGCGGGCCAGCGCAACGCCTTGGGCGTCGGTGACTTCGCTGATCAGGGTCAGGGTGCCGGTGCCGGCCAGCGTCCACTGGATCGCCCGGTAGGGCGGGCCAGTGAACACGATCAGGCAGCTGCCATCGGTGCGCACCAGGGTGCCGGTGAGGGCGTGCAGGCTCATCGCTTGGCCCTCTCGTTGAGGATCTGCTGATCCAGCCAGTCACCCATGCGCATACGCATTTGCGCCGGGGTGACGTGGACGTTCCAGTTTTCCGTGCCGCCGGCTGGGCGCCCGTTGGTGGACACAGGCGCCGCCGGCATCGAGCTGGACAAGTGAGCCTGATCGGTCATCACCGCGCTGGAACGGGTGTTGAGCATCCGGCCGCTGTTGACCGCGTGGATGAAGTCGGACCCCAGCGCAGCGGTGGCGTTGGCGTTCAGGATGCTTTCGCCGTTGGAAACGAACAGCGGGGAAGTTTGGCCACCGGCGCCACTGATGTAGGTGGGGATCGAGTCAGAGGTGCCTGAGCCAGGGCCGCGAATGATGCCGCCAGTGGCCATGTGCGAGGCTTGAACCGAGCTGATACCGGCGCCGGCGCCGCCAGCGTACAGACCGGCCACCATGGTGCCGAGGCTGAATAGGCCGCTGGCCTGCCCTGAGCCGCTGGAGCTGGCCAGCCCGAGCAGCCCGCCGATGTTGCCGAACACCTGGCTGAAACCGCTGGTGACCTTGTCCAGCAGGCCAACGAAGCCCCCGCCCAGCGATTCGAAGAAGCCCTTGCCCTCGGTTTCGACCAACTTGTCCAGCCCGGGGCCGGAGGCGACTTTCTTCATCGCCGCCTCGGTTTCTTTCGGCAGGCAGCAGCCGTCTTTCGCCGCCTCGGAATTGCCAGTGTCACCGGTCAGCACGCCGACCACGCTGTCCATGAAGCTGCCCGGCTGGGTCGCCTGCGAGGTGGTGTTGGTGGCTTCGCCTGTCTTCGGCGACCCGCCCCAGCCGAAGCGGGAGAGCAGCGCAGGGATCGCCCCCTGCTGCTGTTGCCCCGGCCCCTTGTTGCTGCCGAACAGGGTGCCGGTGAGGCTGCCGATCGTCTCGTTGCTGAACGTCTTGATCAGCGTGCGCATGCTCTCTTTGGTGAGCTGCGAGAACACATCGTCCAGTGTGCTGCCGAGGCTTTTACCGTCCACCACGGCATCGGCAAAGGCATCGCCGATACCTTCAATCGCGGTGACCACATGGTCATTGAGGACTTCGCCGAAGTGCTCAAACGACGACTCCGACTGTTCCAGGCTGCGCTGGATGACATTCGGGTCGAAGGCACGCTTGAACCCCGACTCCCAGGTGCCGGTGACGCGCTCCAGCTCCAGACCGACGTTCCCAATCTCGGTGTTGGTGGTGGCGATGACCCGGTGCAGGTCGAGAACTTCTGCCCGCGCTCTGGCCAGCGACTCAGCGACGTTCCTGTTGTCTGGGTCCGCTTTTGGCCTTCGGCGCCAGGTCGGCAACTTTCTCTTGCGCGAGGTTCAGGGTGTACTCAGCGTTGGCCCGTTTATCGAGCAACAACCCCTGGTGATCCGTCAGGTAATTGCGGCGCTGAGTGCGGTCGCCGGGGATCAGGCCCTTGTCTGCAAGCCGTGCGTCATTCAGCAAGCTGCCGCTGGTAAGCGAGCGTTCCAGCAGGGAGTCGATGTCGTCCCGCACCTGCCGTTCGCGGCGGAACACCAGCTCCAGGTAGGCCGCTTGCTCTTTGTAGGGGGCCAGCGACTTGCGTTTTTCCTCAATCTCGGCTTCCGACAGCTCGGTCAACTTCCCTTGCTGCTCCAGCTGTTTCTCAAACAGAGCCAGCCGTTCGGCGTTGACCTTGTCGTACTGCTCGATCGTCGAGTCAATCGTCCCGTTCGGCGTCAGGTTGGTGGCGCTGTCCAGTACGCCTTTCAGGCGTGTCGCCTCGCCAGTCTTCTGCCGCTGGCCACGACCGAGTTCGACCTTGGCTTCTTCGCGGTTGATCTGCTCCAATTCCTTGGCGCGCTCGACCTCCAACTTGGCGATCTTCGCCCTAGCGTCCAGCTCGCTCTTGAGAATGGTCTTGTCTTTGTCGACATCGGAGTTCGACAGGTTGGCCACGCGCTGGCGTTCCGTCTCGGCGAGGTTGTCTTTCTCGACCGCGATCTGTGCGTCGATCTTGGCGTTCAGCGCACCGCGAGCTTCAGGGAACTGCTTGTTGACCCTGAAATCGTTGTACTCCGTGGTGTGCTTCTCCACGGCATCGCCCAGCTCCTGACCCTTTTTCAGTTCCTTCGCATAGGCTTTACGGGTTTCGATCTGTTTCAGGTAGGTGTCGTTAAACGTCTTGGCCAGCGCCAGGAAATCCTTGTAGGCCTGTGTGCCGTTCAGCACATCCTCCATCGGGATGCCTTGGCTGCCCGGCGCCGTGTAGGACAGCGCCGCCTCCCGGCCCACCGTGGTGTCCGGCATCTGCTCCAGGTTTGTGCGGAAATCCGGGTTGGTGCGAACCTTCTCAAACAGTTCGTTGTTGACCGCGACCCGGGCGTCAATTTCGGCCACCGACTTGGCGCCGGTGATTTCCTGCCCCTTGGTGATTTCCTTGACGCCGGCTTCCAGCAGGGTCTTGTTCGCCCCCGGGTCCAGCTTGTCGGCAGCAGCAATCAGGGCTTCCTTGATCTGCTGCATGCGGTCGACGGCAGACTTGCCGAGCCTTTTGTTTTCGGTCTCCAGCGACTGGATGGCCAGCCGGATGTCGACCTCGGCGGTGCCCTTGTTGCGGGTCAGCGAGAGCGCCTTGATTTTCAGCAGCAGGGCCTGGGCCTGCATCTTGGCTTCTTCCTGCAGGAAGCCCTCACCGCCTTTGTTGCGCACCAGGTCCGACCACGCCTGCGAGGCCATTTGCATAATGGTGATCTGCTGGCCAGCGGCAAGCTTGCTGTCGCCGCGCATGATTTCCAGCAGTTCGGGGTAACGGCGGGCCACTTCTTCGGTGGCCACCGCCTCAATCTCGGCAACGGAGGTGGCCTTTTTCCCCTGCAGCTTGTCCAGGACTTCGTGGCTTTTCGCGAGGCCGTCCGACAGGCTATCGGCCTGACCTTTCAGGTAGCCGTTCACCGCCGTACCCATGCCGGCGATGGACGCTAGGCTGCGATCCAGCTGGACGGGGTCGATCTGTTTAAGCTGCGGGAACTTATCGATCAGTTCCTTGATGCGTACATCGCGCTCGCTTTTGGTCAGGTTGCTGTAACTCTGCGCCAGCTTCACCAGTTGCTCGCGCTGATCCTCCAGCCCCGGGCCGAACACCCGGGCGATGGTCAGGTTAAGGTCGTCGGATACCCGCTCGATCTTGACCAGGCTGTCGCCTGCGGTGCCCACGGTCTCGCCGAGTTTGGCCAGGCGAATGTCGGCAGCGCGGGCCGAGTTTTCGAATTCATCGAATTTCGCCCGGCGGTCGGCCAAGGTTTGGGCACTGGAGCTGGCCTGGTCCACCGCTTCTGCAGGGCTGGGCTCGCTGGGGAACATGCTGCCGATTTTTTGTTTGATGTAGTTGCGGGGCACGGCATACGGGTTAATCACCGAGTCCCACGAACCAAAGAGGCTATTGGGGCCCGACAGCGAAGACTCGCCCATCGAGCGGCGCTTGAGGTCCCATTCATCCAGCTTCTGGATCGCCCTGTCGAGGCTCTGAATTGTGTTGCTCAGGAAGCCCAGCACGCCTTCGCTACGGTTGTAGGTGAAGCTGGTGATGGTCGAAATGAGGCGGGTGTAGCTGGCGCTCAACCCTTCAATGGTGGTCGCGGCCCCCGCTGCCGCAGCGCGGCCGAAGGTGATCTTGCCTTCGTTGGCGGCCAGTTCTTCCAGGTTCGAAATCATCGCCTTAATGGCGTTCGTCGAGCGGATGTCGAAGGCCCGCGAGAGGTCCATCGCACCTTCATCGTTGAAGCCCAAGCGTTTCAGTTCAGTCAGGGCTGCGATCAGTGGCGAGCGGCCTCGGCTGAACGCGAAGAAGCGAGCGCGCACCGCTTCGGCGCCCATTTCCTCACCGAGGTCGCGGTAGCGGGCTTGCAGCGCTTTGATCAGCTTGGCGTCCGGGCTGAAAATTTCCAGCATGCCTTGGCGCAACCCAGTGGCCGCAGTGGATTGCTTCAAGCCTGCGTTTCGCAACGTGGCCACGGCGGCCAGGAACTGCTCAGAGGTCAGACCAAACGACTTGGCGGTCTGCGCGCCGAGGGACAGGATCGTTTTCAGATCCTCAGCGGTCAGTTTGGAGACGTTGATCGCCTTGGCCAGCTGGTTGCTGATCGTGTCGTCTGACAGTTCCTTGAACACCGAGCGCGTGGTCGACAGCAGATCCGCTGCCACCTCAAGGTTGGCCCCGGTGGCCGCCGCAAAGTCAGCGGTGGCCTTCAGCGAGGTGTTCAGTTCCTCGACCGAGACACCGGCCTGCGCCAGCACCTTGGTCGCCTTGGTCAGATCCAGCAGGGAGAACTTACTGGTCCGCGCCACCTGCGTGATGGTGTCGGTCAGCTTGCCCATCTGCGCATCGGTCGAGCCAGTAACCGCCTGAATCTCCAGCAGCTCGGTCTGCAGGTCGATCATCGACTTGCCGAGCGCGGAGACGGCCGCCGCCAGCCCGTAGAGCGCCGAGTAGCCTACGGCGTACTTGAGGAACGAGCGCAGGGTCGCCTGCAACATGCCCATGCCTTGGCTGGCAGGGGTGGCGGCCTTGGACAGAATCGCCAGTTCATCGGACAAGCTGCGGGTCGCCGCCGCCGCCGCTTCAATCTCAGTTTTGCTGGCCCCTTGTTTGGACAGCCCCTTGCCGAAGGTCGCCTGTTCGTTGCGCCGCGTCCGCACGTAATCCCGGGGCCAGTTTGGCCTGTTCCGGTTCCAGTTCGGCCAGCCCGTTGGGGTTTTGCCGGGCCGCTTCGTAGATCCGCTTGCCTTGGGCCTGCTTGTTCGCGCTGTCGAAGGTGCTCAGCTTCGGCATGCTGCGAATAGTGGTCGCCAAATGGTCGAGGCGCTGGTCGATCAGGGCGATGGTCTTGGCGAATTCGTCGCCTTCCTTGCGCGCCGTGATGTACTCGCTGCTGCTTACCCCGATGGTGCGCGCTGCCGATTCCTGCTGCTTCCGCAGCTGGGTCAACTCAGCGTTGGCAAAGTTCTTGGCTCGGGCGAGGGCCCGCCGGTCTGTGTAGCCGGTGAAATCCCCCTTGGCTTCGTCCAGCAGCTGCTTGCCGTTGGCCAGCGTGAGCGCGTGGCTGCGGCGGCGTTCTTCCGAGGTGCGCACCGCTTCCGCGTGCTTGTCGATTTGTTTCTGCGTGTCGGCTGTGGCCCCCAGCGACTGGATACGTGTTTCCAGTTTGCGCAGGAACTCGCCATAGCGCTCGACCTCGACCGCCGCCAATTTTGCCTGGGTGCTGGTGACGCCGAAGGTGCGCGCATAGGCATTCTGCAACTTGATCAGGTCGCCCAGTTCGCCCCTGACGAAGGCTTCGGCTTTCTTCGCCGCCGCGACATCGCCAAACCCGCCGACTCCGGCACCGATGCCGCCGGCCTGTTCCAGCGCGGTTCGCCCCGGGCGCAGCAGGCGGCCACGGGTGGCACGGGTCTGCGCCACCTCGGCTTCTTTCAGGGCCAGCTGATCGGCTTTGCGGTTGTTGACCTTGCGAAGCTTCTCGACTTCGGACAGGTCAGTGACCCGCTTGGTCAACCCGGCGTAAGCCTGTGACAGTGCCCCCAGCTGGCGGCCGGTGCGCTGCGCTTCTTTGGATTCTTCGCCAAAGACCTGTTCGGTCAGGGCGTGGATCTGCTTGCGGGCGTTCAGTTCCTTGAGGGCAAAGGACGCACCCTTGCTCGCCTCGGCCGAGGTGGTGATCGCCGTCAGGTCGCCCCGCAGCGCCGAGTAGGCCACCTTCTTGCCGACAGGTTCCTTCAAGCCCTCGATCTTGCTGTCCCGGTCCAGCTTGGTCTGCTTATTGCGCAGCGCCTCGATCGAGGTCAGCTGCCGAGCGCGGGTGTCGAGGCCGCTAAACGCCTGTGCCGACAGGGCCAGCTTGCGCTCGGCGCGCTCGACGGCGCGGGGGTCCTGCACCGGGCGGGAGCGCTCCAGTTGCACCGCCCGCTCTGTGGCGGCCAGCGCCGAAGCGGCGAAGGCGCGGCCTTGCTTGGCGCTGGCGGCAGTTTCAATTGCGCCGGTGTTACCACGGGCTGCGGTAAGGAACGCCTTGCGCCCTTCCGGCGACTGGATCGCCCGCGTGCGACGAGAGCGCTCTAGGGTTTCAGCGGTGCGCGCCTGACTTTCCCGCAGGCGCTGATCGCGCACCGTATCAGTCTGCGCCTTGCGCACGGCGGCGGCGTTGGCCTTGAAACTCTGCGTGACGTTGTCGATCAGGGGCGAGATTTTACTGGCGATCGCACCCATTTCATTCAGGACTGTTTTCACCTGAGTCAGGTTATTGAAAACAGGTAGCTTCTCGGCAGTGCCGGCGTTTTTCAGGGTGGTGGTCAGCTTGTTGAACTGTTCCTGCGCGGTCGTGAGTCGACCGTACGCGGCGGGCAGCCGCGCTTGTTGCCCCTTGGTCAGCCTGTCCGGCGTCGTGGCTGCGCGTTGCAACANCCCCCGGTCTTTCCTGACCTGGGTAAGCAAGTCACCGAGTTCTTCGGCTTGCCGTTTGGCTACGTCGAGGTCGAACGACTTCGCCAAATTCGACAGGCGTTTCTGGAGTTCAAGTTCGTCCTTGCGGTCGAGTTTGATACCGGCCTGGAACAGCGTCTTGATGATAATGTCTTCGCCGGCCATATCTTAGAACCCCAGTTTTTTCATGATGTCGATCATCGAATCCACCGACGCTTTGTCGGTCATGTCGATGTCGTGGACTGTGTCGTTCTGGCTGGTCAGCTTCCCGCCCGCGCCGAGTAGGCAGGCTTCAAAGCGGGTGCGCAGGTCTTGCCAAACGTGCGCGGTTTTCAGCTCGATCATGGACTTGACCAGGTCCATGTCGACTTCGCAGTACAGGCTCTGCGCCCGCAGCGGGTCGTAGTCGGCCAGCCAGAGGCAGAGCTGGTCGGTCTTCAAGGAATTCAGCCACGCGGTGTACGCCGAACCGTAGCCATTGCCTTTGGGGCCGGGCTGCGTCGGGGTGGCGGGGGAAATGTTTTCTTCCAGCAGGCGCTGCGCCAGTGCCTCGATGTTGTCGCAGGGCAGCTTTGCCTGTTCGGCGGCCAGCTCGATCGCCACCCACAGGGGCAAGTCGGGTTGTTGCTCGATGACTTCGCCCAAAATCTCTTTGAACAACAGGGTGATCTTCGGCTTGCTGACGCGGAACAACGACATCGCACACCTCCGATCGCTGATGGAAAAAGGCCGGGCAGCGCCCGGCCCCTGTTGCGCTCCCTGACTCAGCTACCGCCGAGGGCGAGGAAGCCGGTAGGGTGGGTTGGGATAATGTTGGCCAGGTGCGCCAGGTTGGCCCCGACGCCGTACTCAGCCGCTGCCGGCTGCAGGCATTTCAGGGTCATCGTGGTCGACGCGAAGTCGCTGGCGTTGGTGGCGTATTCCAGGTTCCCCGAGATCGAGGCCTTCCAGAAGTTCCACACCAGCGGACGGCCCGAGCTGTTTTCCTTCTGAACGATGGCCGCAGCCATGTAGTTCGTTTGGGAAACCGCACCGATCGCCACTTGCTTGGCGACAAACACCGGGTCACCTACCGCCAGGTCGAACAGCAGTGGGGTGGAGGCGTCGAGGGTCAGGGTGTTGGTCGACACCGAAGCCACGCGCAGGATCTGCACGGTTTCCGGGGTGTTGACCTTGTACGCAACGACCAGGTCGCTGCCCGAAATGCCGGTACCGGCAACGAGGGTCAACGTGGTCGCCGCAGCCGAAGCGGCGGTACCCACGGTGGTGGCCACGTCCGCGACAGCGGTGGTCACACCATCACCGATCGCGATTTTCAGGTTGCGGCGCGAGTATTCGCGCAGCACGGTGGACACTTCGGCGGTTTGACGCACCACCGCGCTGTCCATCAATTGCTTCGGAAAGCCGCCTTCCAGGTCGACGGATTCTTGGCCGATGGTGACCGAGCAGCTGTCAACCAAGCCCACGGAGTGGGTCTGGAGCAGCTTCATGGCCGAGGTCATCGGGCCGACGCGAAGTTCCGCAGTCCCGATCTGAAATTTGTTTGTGACTGGCGAGCCCAAAGACATGGCTTTATCTCCTACGAAGTAGTTTGGTCATCTGTTCTTGCATTGCCTTGCCCAGCCTGATGGCCAGTGGTCGCATGAGCGGCCGGCGAACCTCGGGCAAGAACGCGCGGTAAACACCCTCCCGCCTTTTCGTTTTGCTCAACGGTTCCGGCATAGCCCCACGCCTACCCGCTTCAGCCCCCGCGATTAGCGCCCTACGAAGCGCTTGATCGAGGAAAGCCGGAGACAGTTTTCTGAAAGCAAGGGGGTGCTCCACTCGGAAGTTCCCATTGCTCAATAACTGGATGCGGGGCTTGGACTTGGTCATCCCCGCTTTACCTGGAACCCAGCCCGCAAAATCGTTGCGCAAGGTCCCGGTGTCGAGCCAGAACACGCGGGGGCCAATGCTGCGCAACTTGCCGTTGTAGCGGCCATGCGCCCGTTCCCGCTTGTTCTCGCGCCAGGCAAGGCTGAGTGCTGTCCAGTCCACCCCAACCTGCACGCGCCGGCCGCTGGGCAGGCGAACCCGCAGTTGGCTGCGCGGATGGTTCGCACCCTGCACGCCGTCATTCAGAGCCATTTGGGTGTCAGCGAGCGCCGCCTGGTAGAAGTCGGTACCNACCTTTTCCAAGTCGGCCTGCTTGCCCAGCGCCCGCTTGGTGATCAGCGCCATGAANCCCTTGTTGTGCAGGACCACGGCGCGCAGCGCGCCCATGTCGAGGTCAAAACTGACGGTGGTGTTAGCCAAAGTTCACCGCCTTGCCCCGGATCACCGCGTAGCGGATACCGGATTGGCGATCAAACATCTGCGGCGAAATCTCGTTGGAAATCACCCGCACAAAACCCTTGCTGAAAGCGTCCGCTGGCGAGGCGGTGGACAGGATGTAGTTGAACAACTGGAACTCCTGATCCGCCCGGAACACGTCGCGGATCTGAGACACCAGGTCGATCAGCGCGTAGTTGCTCGGGTCGGCCACGGTGCGGGCCCCCACCGAAAATTCAATCTCGTACAGCGGCGCCCGTGGGTCCGGGACAAACGACCCGAACTGCCAGAGCAGCGCCGGGCCTGGGCCCTTGAACGCGGCATCGGTTTGCAGCATGTCGTCGACTTCGGCCCACAGCAGGCCGGGGTACTGCCCCTGCAGGGCGGCACACTTGTCGGAAACCAGCTTGTCGATCGTCCCTTTGACGATCAGTGGAAAGTCTTCAGCCACGGCGTTGGACCCTCGCGGCTGGGATTTCCAAGGATTGGAAAACCTCGGTGATGTCGAGCAGGTCGTCGTTGTCCAACCGGCGCACGTACATGTCGGTGGTGGCGACGACGTTGCGCGGGAAGTACACGGTGTAAATGGTGAAGTCGGTCAGCGGGAATTCCCGCGAGTCCACCGCCGAGTAGCGCGACAGGTTGACCCACGTATCGAACAGCACCTCTTCGGCACCGGTCTTGCGCTTGGCCCCGGACTGCAGGGTTTCGACGACTTCGCGGCACACCCGCACATGGAACGGCGCCTGGTGCAGGGCGAAGGTCGTGCCGTACACGTCCGCGCCCTCGATGTCCTTGTTGAGGCTTTCGAGCATGTACACGGTCGCGCTGTTGCCGAGGCGGATCACCGAGTAGGCAGCCGGCAAGTCCTGATCCCCGGCAAGGGTCAGGATGCGTTTGCGCTGGCCGAAATCGCGCTCGGTGATAAACCGGTCGTAGACCTGCAGGCGTCCGCGCAGGCCGGTATCGTCCCAAACGCTGGTCGCAGCGTTCCACCCCAGCAAGGGGGTGTGGGCAAAGCGGCCGAGGGCGCGGGAGAGGTCGGCCATTACTGGATCACCTCGGTCACAGGGTCGGCACCAGGTGTCGCCACGCTGACGTAGTTGGTGTACGGCGCCAGGTTTTGCGAACCGTCGACCGCACCCTGCAACTCGCCCTTGTACTTGGCCACCTTCTGCGCCGCCAGTTCCGCCACCTTGCTCAGGTCGACCTTGAACCGATCGAGCTGGGCCTTGCCGTCCGTGACGATCTGCGGCACGGCGAGCGGGCGGTTGGCGAACTCCAACGCCACGAACCACTGCGCGTACAGCTTGAGCCGGTCGGCGATCGCCTTGGCGGCGGTGCTTGGCGTGCCCGTGGTGCCGGCGGTGAACAGTGCGGCGTGCGTCGGCAGCCAGCCGTCGAGGTCCAGGCTCAGTTCCAGGGCAACCTGCGAATCCACCATGTAGCGATCCGGGCAGTCATCCTGATCCACACCCAAGCACCCACGCACTGCGTCGGTGTTGGTGTACGAGCCGAGGGCGGTCATTAGGCCCCCTTACGCTTCGCTGATCAGGTTGGCGGCCATCTGGCCGTGCAGCCAGCTGCCTTCGGCAGGCGCGGCGTCAATCTTGATCGGGGACACCGGGCCGAAATGGATGTTCGAATCCGGGTCGGTGTAACCAAATGGGGTGGTCGATTTGAGGTACTTCGGCCAGCCGTCTGCCTTGGCAGGGGCGGCGACCTTGGGTGCTTCTTGCTGTTTTTCAGTGGTACGGGACATGGCTCGGCTCCTGCGGTTGGGGTTGGGGGCCTTGCGGCCCCCTTATTCCATTTACAGCGTGAGTGTCATCACCTTAAAAGCATCTGGGTATAAGGTGTGGGTCAACTCCCCGAAATCGACACGGAACGCAGTTGCGCGGCGCAGGACGAACTGTTCGACCGCCGAGTAGGAGGCCGAGATGTTGATCACGCGGCGAAGGGCGAAGCGGGTGTCGATGCCAACGAACGTGTTCGCGGCGATCACCCCGTCATCGACGATCAGCAGGCGAGGATCTGGACCGGTCAGATTCTCGATGGTGACGCCCTGGTTGAAGCCCTCGGCCTGCGGCATGAACACCGTGTCGCGGGTCGGTTTGCCCGAGCGCGCTTCGATGGCCATCGCGGTGTCGAGGTCGCAGATCGCGCCCAAGGTCATCATGTTGCGGCGCTGCTTGTGCATGTACTTCACCCAGCCTTTGTGGGTGATCGTACCGGCCGCAACAATCGCCGAGTCCAGGGTGTTGGCCTTGAAGGAGGTCTTCGCGGTCTCGCCNCGGTCAACNTCACCGGAGACGATTGCNGCGATGTCCGCCTGCACCATGCGCACACGCTCGGCGCGAGCCTGTGCGGTCATGGCCAGGTTGACCAGGTCCAAGGTCGACGCCTGGGCGGCCTGGTCGGAAATCAGCANACCAATCGACTTGGTTGGGATGCTGTTCGACCGGGCAGCGGTGGTGATGGAGAGCATCACGTCCGGCTCAGCCAGCTGGGCGATCGGCATCGACGAGTAGCCTTCAGGGCGGCTTACGTCAATGATTGGCTGGTCGAATTTCGGGCCGGTGATGGTCTGNGTTTGCGCGATGAAGCTCGACCAAGTGCCCAGCAGGTCGTTGTAGTCGTCNCGCAGTTTCGACTCGATGGCGCGCATCAGAATCTCTGGGTACAGCATGCGGCCAGCCACGGTTGCACGGTCGGAACCGTCGCCGCGGGTGATCGAACCCATCTGAATGCCGGTGTCGAACATTTGCTTCATGCTCGGCGGGTGCATGCCCATGCGGTGGTCGGTGCTGGTCAACATGCCGGAGTGCAGCATGGCCTGTTGCAGCACGTCGCCGTACTTCACCAGGTCGGTGCTTTCGCCGTACTTCTGGTTCAGGTGCTGCGACAGGGTCAGGCCCGCTTCGGAGGCCTGCGCGTACATGCGCACGTCGAACGGCACCTCAAAGAGGTTACCGTCGTTGCCACGCAATTTCAGCGTAGTGGTGAGATCGCTCATTTCAGTTCCCCCAAAAAAGTTACGGAATGAGCGTTTAAACGCGCTCAACCAAAACGGTGTCGCCGGCAGCACCGGTGCCCGTGACGATGCGGATCACGCGCCAGGCGAACAGACCGGCCTGGGTCAACGCGCCGTCGTCGGTGGCAGCAGTGGCGGTCGCCTTTTTCACTTGCGCGAAACCGGCGGTACCGATGGCGGTCTGCGTGAAGGCGACGACAAAGTCACCGACACCCAACGTGGCCTGGGCTGCACCGTTTTGCACAACCTTGCGACCCCGACGCTGGACCGAGCCAAAGACGAAACCGTTGTTCACGGTGAATGGCTCGATCGCGGTCAAGAAGCCCTCGATCGCATCGCCGTCCGCGCAAGGCACGTAGTTCTGCGCCGTGCCCGCCTTGTAGGCTTTGTTCAGGTCGTTGTTCCCAATACCACTGGCCGCAGCTGCGCCAAGGGCAGTGGAAATGGTGTCCTTCATCGCGTCGGTGACGCTCTCGTTGTAAACAAAAGTAGTCATGGATCATTCCCCCAAAGTGTTGAGTTAGAGCTTCACGCAGTCCGCATTCGGGACGTAGGCCTGGGTCTTCTTCTCGCCCAAGTCGCTATCGCCCGGAACCTCGGCTTGCGCGCCGATCTTCATTCGCGAGTTGAAGTCCGAGAGCGTCCGGTGGTAGGTGCCGATCAGGGTTTCCGCGCTCATGCCGGTGAACGAGGTCGGGCTGCGGCTCAACGGCAATTCCATGCGGTTGATGGCATCCCCACAGATTTTCATCAGCGTGGTCATGCTGGCCGAGCGTTCCGTTTCACTGGCTTGCAGGCGCTTCACTTCGCCCCGGGCGTCGGCCAAGTCGCTGGAGAGCGAAATGATCTTGTCCAGGGTCTGATCGCTCAGCTGTTCCGCTTTCGCGGCCGGGGCCGGGGCTGCATCTGGCTCAACTTTCGGATCTGTCACGACCGATTCAGCAGCGGCGGCAAGCACAGCAGCTTCTTCAATCGCCAGTTCCTCTTTGGTTTTTTCTTTCACTTCTTCGGACAGTTTCGGGTCAGCCAAGGCCAGTTTCTCAGCCATCCCCGAAGCGACGGCCGCTTGGCCCGCGTCAGTCAGTTTGCGCTTCATATCATCCACACCTAAGTAGGTTGAGGGGGTGAGTACAGAGACCTGTGGCTGTCGATCGCCCACCAGTTTCATCACGGCGGAAACCGCCTTGTCGAAGGTGGTGATGCCATCTACTAGCCCCACTGCTACGGCGTCGTCTCCCATGAAGACGCGACCCTCGGCGGCGGTTTCGATCAATGCCGGTACGGCGATGCCTCGGTGCGTAGAGACGTGCGAGAGGAAGAGTTCGTAGAACTTCCCCATGCGCGCCTCAATGTCGGCCTTGGCCTTGTCGTCCAGCTTTTCGTAGGGGGAGCCCAATGCTTTGAACTCGCCCTGGCGAAGCATGGTTACGTCGATGCCCTGTTCCTTGAGCATTCGCACGTAACTGAAATGTGCGCTCACAACGCCGATGGACCCGTTGGTGGCCATCGCGGAGCTGAAAACTTTGCGGCCGATGCAGCCGACCCAGTAGCCGGCGCTCAGCATCTTGGTGCCGGTGTACGTGTAAACCGGGATGACGCTCTTATCGAACTCGGTCAGGAAGTCCGTCAGTTCGCCAATGCCCTCGGCGCTGCCGCCGTTGGTGTCGATGTCGAGCAGCAGGCCACGGCAACCGGACTCGGCGGCGACGATCGCGGCGTTGCGCACTTCCTGGTACGAGCACAACCCGACATAGCGGTTGTAGAAAGTTTCCTTGCTGACCATGCTGCCGCTGATGTTGAGCACCGCGATGTCGCCGTGGCGGGCGAGCATGTAGCCGTACTCGGGAAACCCGTCGAAGGTTTCGTCTTCGTCATCGCCGCCGGCATACATCTTGGGATCGAGCGCTGTCAGTTGCGTCAGGCTGGCGCGGGCGGACAGCATGCTGTCGTCGTCGCCATACCAGATGTCGCCGAGTTGCAGGCTTTGGCCGCGTGGCTTGTTGCTGCGTTTGGCGGTCATTGGCTCGCGCCTCCGGCTTTTTTCGGTTCATTCGATTGCAGGGCGCGGCCCTGTGGGTCGGCGTTCGGGCTCGCGGCGTTGGCGTCGATGCCCTTGCTGCCCCGGCGGAAACCGGTGCCGGCCAGCGGCGGGGCGCCCGGGGCGCGGGGGCCGGTACCGAGGTCCCAGGCCGCTTCGTCGTCGGTCAAAAAGCCTTCGGACAACAGTTCCAGGGTCCGCGCCTGGCGCATGGTCTTGAACGCTTCCAGCTCCAGATCCGGTCGCAGGTTGATCGGGTCGAAGCGGAATTTGATGTACACGTCGGCCCCGTACAAACGGGCGGCCAGCGTGAGGATGCGTGAGAGGTTGGTTTCGACCGGGCGGCGGGCGGCGTTGGCGATCTTGAGGAACACCAGGCTTTCGGTGTTGCTCAACGATTGCGAGCCCTGCATGCGCAGGCCGAGCATCGACGGGTTGGACTTGAGCGAGGTGGCCAGCAGGCCGGAGAGCGTTTCGATCAGCGGCACGTAGTCGCTTTTCTCGCCTTGGGCCTTGAGCATGTCCGGGGTCACGGTGTCGTAAATGACCAACGCATCTTCGGGGTTCATGCCTTTCAGGTTTTCTTCGATGTTGGCCTTCACGGCATCGAGCGCTTTCTGCAACTTATCCTTGTCCGCTTTGATGTCAGGGGGCAGGGCGGCCATCACCTGCTCGATGGAAATCTTGAGCACCAGGCGGCCGTGGCCTTGGCGGCGCACGGCGCGGCGCATTTCTTCCAGAAACTCGCCGTAGGTGTAGGTGTTGTTCACGCCGGCCGAGAGCATCGAGTCGGAATAGGCGCGGTTGGCCTGGCGGTGCAGCTCGCTGACGAACACCGTGGGAAAATCCAGCAGCACCGGGTCGCCGACGCTGCGGTTCTGCTGCGGCACCTTCTTCGCCTTGGGGCCGCTGCCGATGTTCTTCCAGTCGATCGTTTCAAAGGGGATGGTGTTGATCTTGGTCGGGAAGCGCGCCTTATCCAGCACCAGCTCTTGGCACAGGGCGCTGGTCAACACCACTTCCAGCAGGGACTGTTCCAGCAGGCTCTCAAAGCTGGTCTTGTCGCCGTAGCCCTGGCTGTAGTCAAACAGGGTGTCGAAGCCGGCGATGATTTGCCGCGCCATGAGGCTGCCGGCCAGATCGAACTGCCCGGTTTGCGTGTTGTAGGCCTTGGCGCTGTACCCGCTCAGGGCCACTTCGACAAAGCTGAACGCCGCTGACGAAAACGTCCCTTCACGGGAATACAGGTCGCGGATCGAGCCAATCAGGCTGTTCCGTGCCCGACTGGCACTGATCGCTTCGTTGACCGTTTGGCGGTTATCTCGGGGCACAACCTGATCCGCCCCGGCGCGATCAAAGACCGTTTCAGTCACGGCTTTGTTCACCAGCGAGCGCGGCAGAACAATAGGTTGCGAGGTCGGTGCAGGCACTTGTGATCGGCCCCCCAAAGGCCCGGCGGTTATGGTGAAACCCGCTCTTATTCGTAAAGCGTAGACGTGGTTTCCAAAACGGTGGTTGCGAAGACCAAAAAACCCGCAATACTCAGGGGTTTACCGTTTAAAACCGGGCGGCAACCACAGATCGGATTCGGCCTTTTACGTCGTCTTCGGTCTTCAACCGCACCAGCCCGAGGGACGGGATGTAGGGCACCACCGACTCTTTCGGTGGGACGGCGATGATCCGCCGGGCCACGTCGGCGTAGCCCAGCGAGTGGGTGTAGTGGTCGTCCGCAGTGGCCACCCACTGCACGATGGTTTCCCCGGATTCCTGGTCGTGAGTCTCGATCCGCTTGAAGGCGCGCAGGTGGGCGCGGGCCAGCTCGTACTCCGAACTGTTCTTCGTCAGGCGCGTGCCGCCCTTGTTCACCCGGCGCACCAGGTTGTCGTACAGCGCGGTGCGGTTGACCGTCACCAGGCCTTCGACTTCGTCGCGGGCAATCAGTACGTCGAGGGTCTTGAGGGTTTTCGCCGGGCCGGTGTGGTAGCGGCAGGCGTAGATCAGGCCGCCACCTTCCTTGACCAGGTACTGGGCCAGCGTCGAGTCGGGGCCGGAGTCGACCACCCCGCAGACGCAGCCGAACAGCTTGAACAGCAGCATGGTGCGTTTGCCGACGTAGTTGTCACCGTCCTGGCGGATACGTTCCTGATACACCACGTCTTCGCCGCCGCGATCATTGGGAATGGTGATGGTCAGCCAGCAGGTTTTGCCCACGTCGAGGCCGAGGTAGGTGCCGGAGGTCAGGCGAATGCCGCCGAACTCGGTGTCTTCCGGGCGCGGGACGTGCAGGGTGGTGGCGTAGTTGACCATTTCTTCGTCGAGGAACGACGACTGCGCGTCCTCAAACGGTAAGCCTAATTTGAAGTTGACCCAATCCTTCTTGTTCTCGTACTCGCCGAGTAACGCCAGCGTGCGCGCCAGTGGGTTGATCGCCGGCACGTCGATCGGGACCACCTGGTAGCTGTGCTTGTCGGTGCGTTCGGGGAAGGTGTGAATCCACCGGCGGCGGGCCGGGTTCATGAAGTCGCGGTGCTTGAGGCTGTGCCGGCACAGCGAGCAGAGGAAGTAGGCATCTTGAATGTTGACCGCCGGGTTCAGCAGGTCGGATCGTTCGAAGTCCCGCAGCGAGCCGTCGTAACCGGGGATGACCACGTCACGAAAGTAGTCGAGGATCATGTACTGGTGGCAGTGCGGGCACTTGGTGGCGTAGTGCGCCTGGCTGCCCTTTTCGAACATCAGGTTGATGCCGTAGCGGAACACCGTGGGGGTGGAGAAACTGCGCTTGAGGCCTTCGCCTTCCTTGCTGTGGCCGAGGCGGGAATCGAAGGTGGTCAGCACCCGCTGGTTGCAGAAATCCACTTCGTCACGGAACAGTGCCTGCGCCGGTACCGAAATCGCCGACACGCTGCCGAAGGTGCCGCTGATGTACAACAACGAGCGGCCGATGCGCTTCTGCTCGTTGTTGTTCAGGTCCTTGTCGATCATCGCGCTCAAGGTTCGGGAGTCGGTCAACACCGGGTTGATCCGCCCCTGGGCGAAGCGCTTGGCCAGCGCCGAGGTCGGCATAATATAAATAATCGTGATTTTCTTGGCGATCGCCATCATCGCCAACATCATGCGAATCCAGATTTCCGAGGCGCCGACCTGGCTGCACTTCTGCATCGACACGTCTTCGGTGGTGTCGGCCAGAATCTCCGGCTGGTATTCGTGTTCGTGAAAGGTCCACGGCCGGCTCGGGTCTTTCGGGTCGGTGGTATGGTTGGTCAGCCACTTGGGAATGCCGCTGAAATCCCGGGCGTCGTAGGCCTGCATGCGCAGGCGCTCCAGATAAACTTCCAGCTCAGGGCGCAGGCCACTGCTCATTGCAGGTTCTCCAGCCGCACTCGCAGGCGTTCCAGGAACTGCTCTTTCAGCTCATCTTTCAGCTCGACCAGAATGTCCACGGTCGCCGCCTCGACAGCACGCATGCGTTCCATCGACATGATCCGGGCGTGGTTGTCCATCAGGGTCTTGATCATGATGTTGCAGGTGGTCAGCACCTCTTTCGCCTCGCGCACGTTGCAGCCTTCGCGCAAGTGGCCGTTGGGAAAAACGTGCTGCCGCAGGTTCTGCACCGCGACGATCTGCAGGCCCATTTCATCGGCCAGCGAGAAGTCGGCGCCGTAGCCTTGGCCGGTCACTTCCAGAGTGCCGGCGGGCAGGGCGGACACCAGCTTGTGCAGCTGCTCTTTGTTCAGGCGCGGCAGGAAGTCGTGGATGAACACACTCAGGCCGGTCGCGGTGCGGCCCATGTCGGTCTCAGCGAACATCGCCGAGCGCGGACTGATGCCCACAAGCGGACCGTCGCGGGCGTCGATGGCGTCCGGCATCGGCTGCAAACCTTCGGCCTTGGGCGGTTCCGGCGGCGCTTTGAGCACGGCCGGCGCGTCGAAATCAGACAGTCTGCTCATGTCAGCCCCGCCGTAGGATTTTGCTGTCGTAGATCCGAACTTCGTCCGGGTCCAGGCCGGTCGACTGCATCAGCAGCACCGGTTGCGGTTCGACGGTGTAGGCAATTTTTGAGCGGACCATGATGGTTTCGCGGGTCAGTTCGAAACGCACCCAGCCGCAGGCGGTGGCCTCTTTGATGAACTCAGCGGGGCCGCGCCCATCGGCGGCCATGCCGTCCGTGACCAGGCTCAGCCCGGAGAGGATTTCCAGCCATTCCGCAAACGCCCGCCAGCCGCACAACACGGCGGGGTTGAAGGGCAGTTTGATCAGGCTGGCGGCGAGTTTCTGGAACGCTTCTTCTTCGGCAGACATGCCGGAGCCGCGCCCCGTGCGAGAAATCACACTGGATTGAGACAAGATGGTGCCCCCAAGGTCGCAAAACCCGGGTGCTACAGTGTCCTTGTGGACGGCGGGCCTGTAATCAGGCCTCTGGCTGTAACCTGCACCCGGCTTGACTTGCCTCAAATACGAGGCAAGGTATCTCCCAGTATAGGTGTGGTTCGGTTTTACTCGGTCCAGGAGGGCTGAAATGGGAGAAGTACGGAAACCCGACACGGTTGTTCGGGTTCGGCGAAAAGGTAGCGCCACCAAGTTTGAACTGTTCTCGGCGCTGCAATTTCCAACCGAGGAATTTGATAATAGCGACGGCGACCCCGTCATCTTGAACCAGCGGGGTCGGTATTACCGGGTACGAATTGACGGGGTATGGGTGCCCCTCGGTTCAAAGCGGTTGTACACCCAAACCCAATGCCACGAACTGATCAGGGGAGTAATGTTCGAATGAGACTCAACGACTACGTGGCACTGAAACTGGCGGGACCCAGCTGTGGGGTGTTCAAGGCCTGGCGGACCATGGTGTGGGCGATTTGGGCGCTGCTGGCCAAGCCCGAAATCTTTTGGGTGAAGGGGCAGGATGAGCCGATCGAGCTGGGAACGGGCGGCGGGCAGGTGTGGCGTTTGCTCCGCGGGCTGCTGGATGTCGTGATGGGCACACTCAAGGCGGTGAGCGCCGTGCTCGCCATGGCCTTGCTGCTGACCTACCTGGTGCTGACACCCTTGGGCGTGGTGCTGATGCGTCTGACGGCGCGGTTTTTGTCATGGCGCAACATGCGCCGCCGCGCCCAGCTGTTGGCCAAGGCGCGAGAGGCGCTAGATCCGCGTCAGCCGTAGGTGGGGTAGCCGATGGTTTCCCGCGACTTGTCGCCGTCAGGCCGGATGCGGTTGGTGAGTGGGTCTTTGAACCAACCCTGCGGTTCTTCGTCAACTGCCGGGTCAAACGCCAGCATTGCGAGGATCGCGTCGGCCACGGTCTTGTAGCAGTAACAGGCCTCAAAGCTGCAATAGCTGAGGTCGAAGAACAGGCGGCCGTTGTAGGCCATTTGGGCGACGGCCATCCAAGTGCCGTCCGGCAACTGCCGGGCGTACTGGTAACCCTGATCGAGCACCTGTTGCTCAGTCATCGGCTCCCTGAACCGGGGCGTGTTTTGCTTATTCATAGTTCACAATTCACAATTCATGTTTCCAGCTCAGTGCCCGGTCTGCCCTTCGGGGCGGGACATCAGGAGGGCAAGGCGCTGCGAGGCGTACTGGTCAATTTCGGCCAGGGTCGCGTCGATCCACTGTTGCCCCGTCTCGCCGCCCTGGCTGAACTTGTCCAGCATCATTTTCATCAGCGTCTGACAGATCGCGTACTGCGCCTGTTCGGTTTCGTGGATCTGGCCAGCCGTGGCATTGGCTGGGATGCAACCCGCCCGGTAGGCGGCGACGAGGTCAGCGATCGTCTGTGCCCCCGCGAGCATCCCTTGCATCTGATTCATGCGGCGCAGCGTTTCAGGATTCTGCGCCGCGCTTTCGCGTATCCGGTGCAGCATCGCTTCTTTGTCTTGTAAATCCATGCGGGTCGTCCTTTTCAGGTGGTTACGCGAGCTGGATGCGGTTCATCGTCCAGCCAAACACGTACTTCTTGTTTTTCGGTCTTGCCTCGGTGCGACCGAGGTAATACACCGCTTGTTGACTATTGATCAGGGCCAGCAGGCAGTGTTCGCCCTGTGCCTTGCGCAGCGCCAGAAAGGCATCCAGGGCGATAAAGCTCTGTGGCCCCAGGTTGCCGTCCGGCTCCAGCTGAGGGTAGTTTACCTTACCGTCACCGTCCGGGTCGTTCAGCGCGTTGAGCGCACGTTGCAGGAACGTCGCGGCCTGGCCCGGCGGCAGGTTGACCTCGATTTCAAACAGCTCGGCGGCCAGTCGGTGGCTGCGCAGCAGCACCTGGTCGAAGTGCGGCTTGACGAAGTAGTTGCGCAGGTACAGCAACTCGGCGCTGTCGCGGGGGTAGTCCTTCATCGCCCCCCGTGTAGCCGTCAGCGCGGGCCGCCGCTTCGGTCACCCCCCAACGGGTCGCACCCCCGGCGTCATTCGCATCGATCTTGCCGCCGCCATCCCCCTCGATGCCGATCAGCTCGGCAATGATCTTGTCGATTTCCGGTGTGCGTGTGATCAGCGCCATGGTGTCGCTCCTTTCTTATTGTTTTGGTTATTGCACGATCTCAATTTCAACCCACTCACTGCGCAGCTTCACGTCAGGCCCGAACTCGATGACGACCTGTAACCAGTAGCTGCCATACAGCGGCATGTCCCCGACTTTTGTGGTGTAACGCACCACCCCCGTTGCCGCGTTCAACACCGTCAACGCGGACGTAATGGTCACCCCCGCAGAATCCCGAATGTCTAGGGACAGCGCGGTCTTGTCGGTCAGGTCCACCCCCGCTGTGATGTCGATGTCGATGCCGTAGGTGTTGCGAAAAATCTTGATAGTCATGGGGCGCTCCACTTAGGCGGTGTCGACCGTGACGCTGAAACCGGCACTGGTCTTGGTGCTAACAACAAGGGGGAGGACTGGCACAGCCCCGACCACGGCCACTGTCGTGAGCACGGCTGCGGAAGCGGTGAATTCGGCAGGGCTCAGTGACCCTGTGGTGGTGAGCCTGGCTACCGCGGTGGTGTGGCTTTGCTGATTGCTCTTGAGCGCGATCCGCGTGGTCAAACCGGCCGAGGCCCCTGGCTGGTCCAGCAGGACGGCGCGCAAACCCGCGACCGCCGCCGCGAGCCTGGCAGTCGCTGTGCTGTGGCTACTGGCGTTGACCTTGAGCAGGATCTGCGTGCCGAGGCTGGCCGTTGCATTGGCTTGGCCAGCCAAGGCCGCGAGCAGCCCGATCTGTGTGGTGAGCCTGGTGGTCGTGGTGACCTGCACACTCACCGTGGCGCCCATGTTGTCGTGCGTGGTCAGGCTGGCCGTGGCTGCACTGACGCCGTGGGCACCCACCTGCAGCGCAATCGCGGTGGTGAGCGCGGCGCCCACCGACACTTGGCCAGCGGCGGCGGCCTTTGGACGGATCGCGGTGGTGATGGCGGCACTGAGCGTGGCTGCACTGCTGCCGTTCGCTTTCGGGCGGATCGCCGTGGTGAAAGCGGCACTCACCGTTGTCGAACTGCTGCCGCTCGCCTTCGGACGGATTGCCGTCGTCAGCGCCGAAGTTGCCGTCGCATGGCCGGCAGCGTTGGCCTTTGGGTGAATCCCGGTGGTCAACGCCGCCGTGCGCGAACACACGCTGCTCAGCGCCGCCGCCAAATGGGCGGCTGGGCTCTTGAACACCAGGTTGTCGTCGAAGTCAACAAACGCCGCGTGGTTGCTGACCGTCGCGTTCAGCGTGGCGTTTTCTGTGGTGCCGTCGAAAAAGAAGTCCGCCGTATAGGCCGAGGCAGCGCCTTGCAAAAGCGCCGGCCATACCTCGCAGATCAGCACATCGCCGTCGAGCGCCATGATCATCGTGCCGGGCGTGTTGTACGACCCCCAGTCGACTTTCTCGGTGTTGGCCGCAGAGGGTGGTGCCACGCCCGTAAGCGGAATCGAGTTCCCAGGCCCCTCAAGCAACTTCCCCACCACCGCCCCGGTGGACGGACGCCACACGTACAGGCAGGTAGTCAGGTACTGGCCCAGGTTCATTTGGGTGTTTGACTGGGTTAACGCGACGTTCAACCGGAAAACGGCGGTCACGGATTGGTTGCCGTTCAACGGGGGGCTGGCGAAGTACCCCATGAACGGCAGTTGCAGGGCGGTGTTTGCCAGCGAGGTGCCGGACAGTGAAGCCTGCGCCGTGCCGATGGTGGTGTTCATCGTGCGCAGGGTGGCCGCGCCGGTGGCACTCCAGCTCGGCGTAGCCGAAGACTGCGGGCCGGTGGGGAAGGTGCCCGCCGCAGTGTTAGAGGCGTTGTGTAAATAGAGTTTGGTTGTCATCCCCTTTCACCTCGACGAAGGTGAAGTGGATTAGTTGTCGATCTGGAACGTCAGGTCGCCGATGGCAAACACTGGAGCCGGGTCACCGTTGTTGACCGTCTTGCTGACCGTCAGGGCGCTGTAGAACAGCATGTTGCCTGCGGACGACGCATCCATTACGGCCATGCCGGTCACCGTGCCCCAGTTGGCGGTCGGTGTTGGGAAGGTGATCGTGGTGTTGTTCGACGTGGTGCCGCCGGTGCCGCTGGAGGCGGTCGTGCTGCCCGCACTTTGGGTGCCGGCCCAGTTGGCCAGGCTGTTGGTCACCGCGACCCGCGCATAACTGCCGCCAGTGGCCTCGGTGCCCCCGGAGGTGTCGGTGGGGTTGGCGGTAAACAGGGCGATGTAGAGCGTGGACGGAAAGGTGTAAGCCTGGCCGCGAAACAGCTGATCGATCAGCTTGTTTTCCAGGTAGTCGGTCATTGCGCCCATGAAGCACCCCAAAGTAGGTCGTGTGAAGTACGCGGTCCTACGTTGGGGCCGCTTGCCATTAAAGCGTAGGTTACGACCCCGGATTTCGCTTAAATTTCATAGCTCTAGGTGTCTAAACCAACGCTTTTGGGGCTACGCCGCGTGTTGCGCGGTGACCACGGCGGTGAGTTGGCCAACCCGTTCCGCCAAGCGCGACAGGCGCTGCTCAAAGATGTGCTCAAACTCGCCTTTGCCTTCCTCGCGCAGGGCGGTCAGGGCGTCGGGCATGGTCATCGGCACGATCAACGCACGGGTGCTGTCGGGCAGGCTGGCCATGTGGGCCTCAGCTTCGTCGCGGTGGGTGTAAACCCCCGCCACCACAAGGGCTTCGCGTACTTCGTCCAGCCGGTAAAGCACCAGTGCTTCAGGTGTGATTTCGCTCATGGGGAGACCTATGCAAAAAATCAGCTCGGCCGTCTTCGGTTGGGTGAAACACTCGCGGCCTTGGGTTAAAGACTAGGCGAGGATCGCGAAAAAATTTTGCGTTGCTTCAAAATCGAGGCAACGGAGGCCTCAAAACCGGGTGTTTTACCCCCCCTTCGAAAGTTTTTTTAACTATTTTTTCGGTTGTACTGGGAACCTTTTCTGACAAGGCTTTGGCGCCAGAGATTGTCCGACAAAACAGGGCGTTTTGATGGCACTTTTGTGAATGTCAAGGGGGGTAAAGACGGAGGCTTGGTTGTCTTTACCCCTCAATGCTCCGTATCCTATTGACCATAAACGAAAAAGCCCCCGCTGTTAGGCGAGGGCTTTACGGACTGGCGGGTGTTACAAGCACCTCCAGTCAAGGTCTCGGGGTATCTCTGCTTAGCTGGCCGGGGTACGAGACCGGGTCTAAAAAGTATACGCGAACATTGATCGCGTGTTCAACCATGCCCGCCTCATCCCCGTAACCCTTCCATTGCGCGTCTGGATCAAGATGGGGCGTTCGTTCGCCTATTGGGCCGCAGTGCGTAAAACCACCCACAAGGGGATCTTCTCAGGGTGGTCGGTATAGCCGGGAGGTACGAACCTGGAAACAGGTCGAGAAGGCAATGGCAGGGCGGCGTATTACCCAGACACAGGCGCCGTCGACTGTCCCAAAACCTACCCCCGCCGTGCGCCGAGAAGGGCCGAGGGCGCTTGTAACGCATAACCTCGAAAGCGCGGAACGCCAGCTGGGAGTGGGAGCCGGGAAACCGGGATTTCCCCATTGCGTGGAGTTGTGTGAAAGGCCTTTTTTCAAGGGCTGGACGCAGGGGCTCGCACGCCAGTGGGAGCAAAAAGGGGGCCAGCTTTAGGCGGCCCTCACAGGCGTTTGTACCCCCGCCTTGGGGAACGAACAGGGGCTAGACCGATTTAAATAATATTACGTTCAGCATCTGTTCAGACTTGTACGAGAAATGTAACGTGCTGTGCCCAGTACCAGGACAAATCCGAAAACAACAAGGAGAAGGACAATGTTGATACTGACCCGCCGTATTCACGAAACCATCATCGTTGGCGACGACATCCGCATCACAGTGCTTGGTGTCAGCGGCCTGCAGGTGCGCATCGGCATTGACGCGCCCAAGGGTGTCGATGTCCATCGTGAGGAAATCTACAACCGTATTCAGGCTGAAAAAGCTGATCTCGCAAAACTGGACCTAGACTGAACGGATAGCTTCATCACAGGGAATTGACCTATGCCTGACACCCCGAAACAGCTGTACCAGTACGTCGACAAAGACGACACCTACGAGTTGCTGGGCGACTGCATCGGCGCCGGTACCGACCGTGGCCACGACACCAAAATCTACCGCAACATCCACACCGGCCAGTTGCACAGCCGGTTGCCGGATGACTTCGAAGCCCGCATGAAACGTATCGGCGAATGGATCGAATTCCAGCACGACGACACCGATCTGCTGCGCGAAGCGCTTGAGCTTTTCGAGTACGTCACCTGGCACGACGGCCGCTATCGTCAAGAGTCCAGTTTGAAGTTTCAGACCCCGGCGCAGAAGTTGGTGAGCCGGCTGGCCGAACGCCTCGGGGTTGTGCCGTATCAGTCACTCAAACAAGAGTAAGGGACTACGACTTGAAAACACTTCGCTCGTTTTTCACCTCGCACATTTTCTTGGCCCTGATCGCGATCCAGGTGTTCATCCAGGTGTGGTCGAGGGTCTTGGACATGCCGATCCTCGGGCTGGCCATCGGCCTGTGGCTGTCGTGGAAGCTCGGCTGTTTGGCGGGCTGGGCCGACATCCAGCAACGCTGGATCAACGATGAGCGCTTGGTGGCCAAGGAAATCGCCCTGCTGCAGGAGGCTTTCAAGAGCCGTCCCGAAGCCGAGCGCCTGGCGGTGGCCGCGCAGTATTCCCGGGCGATGGAACATCTGATGCACCTGCACCAGTTGCTGGTCGAGCGCAGCAACACCCCCTACACCCCCACAAGAATCCGTGACGTGCTGCCGTCGCCCACCCGTTGGCTGGCCCGTCGCCGCGAGCGCCAAATCATGGCCACGGACAAGGTGCTGCACCCATGATCGCGATCGTCAACACCGGCAAGCGGCACCCGAAGAAGGGCCACCACTACCGCCTGCAAATCAATGACCAGTTGATCACCGAGTTCTGGCACCGCCGGGTCGATGGCCTGAGCACCTGCCTGCAACGGGCCGCCGAAGCGGCCGAGGCTGCGCACCAGCAACGGATCGAGACGTTGCTGCAGCTGATCAACGAAAAATAACAACAAGGATGCCCCCATGGCTTTCAAAGTCCCCGAGCGTTTCCGCGTCACCGCCGGCATGTTGGGCAGCGCCAAGGCCACCCACGGCAATAACGGCCTGTTCCTCATTCCGCTGCGCGACCCCGCCACCCAAGCCGTGTTGCAGACGCGGGTGATTGCTTCCGACGGTGATAACTGGGAGCACGTCAGCGTCAGTTTCCAGAGCAAAACCCCGTCCTGGGACGTGATGTGTACGATCAAGGACCTGTTTTGGGGGCCGGAGGATTGGGTGATGCAGTACCACCCGCCGGAGCGCGAGTATGTGAATTTTCATCCGCACTGCCTGCACCTGTGGCGTCCGATCGGCCAGAANNGCCCCGTCCCGCCAAGTCACCTGGTCGGCCCACTATCCCGCCGTACCCCTGAACCCAACAAGGATTCCTGATCATGGGCAATGCCACCGTGTTTTTCGATGAACTGCGCTTCGACACCCGTGATCCCGACACAACCCATGTGTATTGCTTCGTCCGCGGCGAGGGCGATTGCCCGCACTTCGTCCACGGCTGGCACCACAAGACCTTCCCGACCTCGGTCACCACCCTGGAGATCCAGACCATGCTGTGGGACGGGGTAGAACACCCGTTGACGTGGGAACGCGAGGTGCCACCGGCACAGCCGGCCATGACCCTGTTCCACCCGCAAGACTTCGTGGCGGTGCGCGCCGAGGAACTGATGGACTGGCGGGCCAAGCTACTGGGTTCTGGCGCGATCAACCCGATCGAAATCGCCGACCAGATCACCGCACGGCTGGCTGTGGTGCCCGACTGGCAGAAGCACTGCCCGTACTGCCGCGCCCACGGCATGATGCTGCAAGCGCAAATGGCGCCACGCGAATGAGCCCACCGCCTGCCACTTGGGCCGCTGAAATGCAGGCCCTGCAGGACCAGATCGAGCAGCTGACGCTGGATCTGGAGTGTGCGCGGCGCAACGAGGCCGCCGCCACCTACTGGTATGGGCAGGATGACGGCGTGCGGGGGGCTTGCCTTCGCTGGGAGGAAGCGCTGACCAACCCGATCCCCAAGGACGGCACGATGCGCGAGCCGCTGGAATCGCTGTATCGCCGCACCGAAGTGCTGCGCCTGGATCTGGCCGCCGCCATCAGCGACATCGCCTTCCTGCGCGGCCAGCGCGATGGTTACGCCTCCTTGTTGGCCAGCGCCCTGCAGACCATCAACGCCTACTGGGTGCCGCACAACGAGGCGGCCGAGACGCTTCGCACCGAGTTAATGCGGCGCCTGCTTACAGTCGTCAACGCAGCCTGGGAGGCGCGGGTGGCAGGAGCCCACCCGTGAGCCCGAACTATGCGATCGAGCAGCGCCTGCGCCTGATTGATTTCCTGCTGGAGCACTACGGCCACGTCGGCCGCCCCGAGCTGTGTGACTTCTTCGGGATCAGCCTGCCGTGCGCCTCGCTGGACCTCACGATGTACCGGGAGGCCAACCCGGGGAACGCCGACTACGACTTCAAGAGCAAACGCTGGGTGCGTGCGGCGACCTTCAAACCTCGATATTCCTGACCGACAAGACAACTATAAATAGAAGGAACTGTTCGTGGAGAAAGACAAGGTTGTGGTAGGCCTGACCCCTTGCGGGCGGCCGAAGTTGACCTACGCCATGGAGCAGCGCATGCGCTTCATCGACTTCCAGATATTCCACTACGGCCACATTACACGCCGCCATCTGATCGACTTTTTCGGCGTGACCTCGGCCACTGCGACCCGCGATTTCGCCCTGTTCATCGAGCTGTACCCGGGCCAGATCAAGCTCCACACGATGACCAAACTCTACGTTCCCACTAAGCAGTACCAGCGCATTTTCCCCTGATCCACCCCCAACCATGCGAAGGAATAAGACATGGCAACGCGCATCTGGAAATGGCCCCTGCAAATGACCACCGAACAAACCCTGGCGCTGCCGAAAGGCGCCAAATACCTGGACGTGCAACTGCAGGGCGGCGAGCCGCAGCTGTGGTGTATGTGCAATGCCAGCGCGCCGCTGGAACCGCGCCGCTTCGCCATCCACGGCACCGGCAACGAGATGCCGGACGACCCCGGCAAGTACCTGGCCACCTTCCAGACCGGCGCCTTCGTGTGGCACCTGTTCGAAGTTTTCACCCCCACCATCGAGCAAAGGAATGAAGCATGAATACTGAAATTCTCGCGATACTCGACCGCAGCGGTTCCATGTTCAACATCGCGGAGGACGCGATCGGCGGCTACAACACCTTCCTCAAGGATCAGCAGGCGATCGAGGGTGAAGCGCGCATCACCGTTGTGCTGTTCGATGACCAGTATGAGCTGCTGTACGCCGCCACGCCGTTGGCCGAGGCCCAGCCGCTGACCGCGCAGACCTTCGTGCCCCGCGGCGGAACGGCGCTGATGGACGCCATCGGGCGCACCCTGCAGGTGGAAGGGGCACGGATCGCGGCCGAGGGCTGGGCCGAGAAAGTCATCGTCTGCATCACCACCGATGGCGGTGAGAACCAGAGCAAGGAATTCACCGCGCCGATGGTGCGCGAGCTGGTCACGGCGGCCGAGGCCAAGGGTTGGGCGTTTGTGTTCCTCGCGGCCAACCAGGATGCGTTCGCCACCGCCAGGTTCTACGGCATGAGCGGCGCCCACGCGCAAACCTTCGCCGCCAACAGCGCCGGGGTAGGAGAGGCCTACGCCAGCATCAGCAATGTCACGCGCAGCCTGCGCACCGGGCCGGAGGGTGCTGCGGCGGGTGCGCTTGAGTTACGCGATACGCTGGCCACGGCGCAGGCCGGGGTCACGCCGAAGAAGAAAGCCAAAGCGCAAAAAGGTGCGTGATGAGCGCCCCGCAGCGCGGCGGTTCGGAATTGCGCAAGCTGATCGAGTTCGCCAAGGAGCTGGGCTTTACCTGCGAAACGACCGGTAGCACGCAATTGGCCTTTCACCGACCGCACACGCGGGCGGTGTGGGCCTCTTACACTCCGAGCTGTCGCCACGCCCGCAAGAACACTCGCCGCGACCTGATCAAGGCCGTGCGCGAGGCGGATGAACAAACCAATACGTCAAAGGAATGAGCAGTGAGCGGGACCAAAGCATCACCGGAAATTGAATACCTGGGGCAGTTCATGTACGTCCAACGCAAGGCCCTGCGCCTGACGTTGGACGAAGTGGCCACAGGAGCCGGCACGTCGAAATCCTACCTGTGGGAGATCGAGCACGGGCAGGCGTCACCCTCGTTCATGTTGGTCGCCCGCTTGTGCCAGGTCTTGTGCCTGGACATCGGCGGGTTGGCCGCTGGGTCGTTGAAAGTGGCTGAGCTGTGCGGGGAGGTCGAGCAAGATCCGGGGCGGCTTCATCGCTCCGGGGCTTGATTGACCCGACAACGAGCGAAGCGAGGCGTCAGGCTTTTCGGGGCCTCTGAAAACACCCCTATATTAAGACTAAGAAGGGAAATCGCTACAGCCCTTTGTTTTCAAGGGGGTCAGTCTTGAATTTCTGGACTACTTGTTTAGAAACTCAAGACTTTTTACTTGAATAAATGGCCATATCCAAGTGTTATGTATAGAATTTGTGCTTAAATTCAACGAAACCGTTTTGAAGTTCAAGTGATTGGTCTTGAAATTGCCCCATGATTTCAACGTTTGCGCTGAGAAGTTCTAACAAAACGGTGCGAAAACACCCCCCAAATTCAAGAGTGGGGGCCAGAATACCCCAACGAATCCAAGAAATGACTGGAATTCAACGTGACTGAGAAGAAAAAGTCCTACTACACCTCCCGGGCCGACGTGGTGCCCACTCGACATAACCCATGGGCGGGTGAGTTGGCACACACGATCAAGAAAGGGAACAAGGTCACCGGCTTTGCCAGCTCCAAGCACGCCTTGGTGAACCAAGCTACCGGCGAGGTGATGACGGACGACATCGCCCTGGTGGGGGTGCGCAAGGTAGTGGACAAGGAAGAGTTCATCAAGTTTTTCGGGGCAGGGATCATGGAGGTGTTCGAACTGACTACCCCGGCCAAAGACGTGTTCAAGGCGATCCTGAACGTGTACTTGGACCAGAAAAACCAGCCGGATCAGCTGTACCTGAACTACGACGAAATCAAAGAGATTTATGGCTACGGAAAGTCGCCCTCGACCTACTACAACGGTCTGAACGAACTGATCGTGAAAGGCTTCTTGGCCCCGGTGCAGTTCCGCGAAAGCCACTACTGGGTCAACCCGAACCTGTTCTACAAAGGCGACCGTATCCGTATCGTGCGCGAGTACGTGCGCGCCGGGACCAAGGCGGCCAAGCAGGTGGAGAAGGAGAACGCCGCGCTGAATCAGCTGGGGCTGCCGCTCGATGGCCCCATCATCGACACGGTATAGGGGAAACCCCTAGCCGGGTATCAGGGACAGATTTATGGTCGTGCCGGAATCTCTCCCTAATGGGACCCCACTGGACACCCGTTTGCCCCAGTAGAACCGGGGTGTTCACGCGCCTAGCCGGAATCTCTCCCTGACAGGTGTATCAGGGACAGATTTATGGTCACTCAGGGGCGGGCTCCGGCCACGCCACCGGCCCCAGCAACACCGCCAAGGCCTGCGCACAGCGGTCCTGATAGGCTTCCTCCCCCAACGCCTTGCGCAGCTCGCGCAGCAGCACCAGGTCGACGCTGTTGGCCTGCAGGCGTTCGGCCTTGTTCAGCTCGGCCACATGGCGCATCAGGCGCTGCTGGTCGCGGCGCAGGTAGCGCAGCTTGGCGGTCGCCCGGCTGTACCAATCGGAATCGGCAAACACCTGGTCGATCGCGCTGCGCCGCCGCACCACGTCGAGCTTGTTGCTCAGCTCGATGATCGTCGAATCCAGCTCGACGCGCAGGGTCTCGCACTCGCGCAGGTTGGTCGGCAGTTCCAGCAGGTCGGGGCGGGGGCGTAGGGCAACGGCAGCGGGTGCGTTCATGCGGGGGTCTTCGCTTTTAGTGGATGACCCCCTTGAGTTTAGGTCAGGTTCTCAGGCGGTCAGCGTATCCGGCAGGCGCGGCCCGCCGAGGGCTTCCCACTTGCCCGGGTGCGCGGCCTCGACGGCCACGTAGAGCTTGCGGATTTCCTCGATCATTTCCTCGGCGGTGAGGTACTTGTTCCGGCGCAGCACACCCAGCGCGGTGACGTGCAGGCCGATCACCAGCGGGGCTTCTTCTTCGCCGATTTCGGAAAGGAAATTCAGGCCGCGGCGCAGGTCGCGCAGGGTTTTTTCCTTGAGTGCCTTGAGTTCTGTGCGGTCCATGGTCATTTCAGAAAGCCTCCCGGGCTGTGAGCCCGGTAGGCGCCATGTACGCGATCAAGCAGGGCCTCGGCCTCGGCGTCGTCGATCAACCCCTGGCCGTAGAGGATGCGCACCGTGGCCCGGCCGTTGTTGAGGATCTGGAACGCGCCGTCGTCGCTGGCCAGCGGCAGCAGGTGGTCGAGCAGGTGATCGAGGTGTTCCAGCAGGGAGGTGTAGACCGGGCCACGGGTGGGCTCGGGGTACTCGAAACCTTCGACGGGGATGATCATGCCTGCCCCTCCGGTTTGCGGCTGGCCGGGTCGTAGTCGACGTGGCCGGTGCAATGCACGGCGTCCTCCGGCGGCAGGGTGTCGCGCAGCACCTGGCGCGTGATGTCGTCGATCCGGCCCACCGTGGTCTGTTGCAGCTCGATGATCAGGGCTTCGGCTTGGGCCTCGGTCAATGCACCGCACAGCACCATGCCCTGAAACACCCCGAGGACATTGAACCGGCGGTTGCTCGCCGCCTGCAGGTCGTGGGCCAGGGTGACAAAGCGGATCTGCTGCCGCGCCATCGCGTGCAGCTGGGCGCGTTCGTGTTCGGTGTATTCAGGCATGGTCAACGCTCCCCAACAGGCCGGGGTGTTCGCGCTCGTAGGCGCGGTTGAGGTCGGCCAGGCCGAGCTGGAAACGTTCGTCGCTCAGCAGGCCAATGCCCCACAGCGCTTCCAGGTGTTTGACGATCCGCGTGTGCAGGTGCAGGGCGGCGTCGGCCGGGCGCAGGTGCAGGATCTGCAACTGGCGGACGATGGCCACCAGCACGTTGGTGCGGTAGTCGGCGGTGGCCTGCGCGTCGGTCATGTCCGGCAGGTGCAGGCGGTTGATGGCTTCGTCGAGGGTTTCGGTGGTGGCCATGGTCAGTCGTCCTTTTCAGGTAATAGATCCGCCAGCGTCGGCTGGGCGCGGACGTAGGTGCGGCGCACGTCGGCCAGGGCCAGGTCCAGTTCCACCCCGGTGAGCACGTCCACGGCGTGCAGGGCATACAGATGCACGGTGATCCGGGTGAACAGGGCCAAGGCGTCCCGGGCGCCGAACTTCTCCAGCAGCAACAGGCGCGGGAGGATCGCCCCCAGCACGCGGATGCGGTGCGCGTATCGGCCTTGCGGGGTGATCAGGTCGGGGCGGCCGAAGCTGTTTATGTCGGCGTCGAGGGCATCGCTGGGGGACATGGCAGTGCGCTCCTTGCGGATGGTGGTGCGAATAGGTGGGGGCCTGTGTCAGCGGTGAGGGAACCGACACGGCCGCCCGGGACGTACCTGCCTGGGGGTCGACCAGGCGAACGGCAGCGTCGGCGCACGGTAGCACGCGGCTTGCGGGGTTTGGAATAGGGGGTGGGGTGTGTCGGGGGGTGAGTCGCCCGCCTGCCCGGAAAAACCGGCGGGCGCCTCTACGGGGACCGCGATCTGCCAATGCACGGGCCCCGTTACGGCGACGTTAGCACGGGCGGGGTGGGAGGCACCAGTGACGCCCTGGACGGTGGGGTCTTGGGGGGCGTTTTCGGGGTGGGGGAGTGTACCATTATGGGTTACAGCGTATTTTGGGTTGTGGGGGTAGTTGGCACGGTATTTTCCTTGGTGATTGGGGTTTTCGTTGCCCTGGTACACTGTACCGCTGGGATTTTTGGGGGGTTGGGTATGGAAAGGGGGTCTAAGGTATACCAGGGCTTCCCGTTCGTCGGAAAAAAGTGTGGTCGGGGTCCATTACCAGGTTGGTTGGCACGCTTTTATCCATGCCAAGTGTGCTTTATAGGGGTTATCTTATTTGTTATATGCTTATGAGAACTTATCATTAGTACCAGTATGGGGGTAATGTTACAATGCCTTTCCCCCCCTAGTTTTTCGGGGGGGGATCGCTAGGTGGCCTACGGGCTCACGGGCCCCCGGACCCCTAGTGGAAAGTACGCGACACAATGTCGCGTTTGTGGATGTCGAGGCAAGGCGCCTTTGCCCACACTTAGAATGGAGTTTCTGTTATGCGCTCTATCATCGCCTCCTTAGTTGTACTCGCTATCACTGCCATGCTAGCCGTGCAAGTTGGCGCTAGTGTGAGCGCTACCGTTGGCAAAATAACAGACGCTCTATCGCTACAGTCCCGGAGTATCACAAAATGAGTAATTCCAAATCTGTAAAAGTTGATATGACAGACGGCTATTCTCAGGATCTTATTGATCTAGTGGTAGCGCGTGCGGTTGACTCAAAAGAGTGGCGCAAGCTACTGGAAAAAAGTAGAGGCGGCTGGCGAGATTGACGGCGCGATAGCGCTAAAGGATGTCGGGCAAAATATCTGGCATGTCGTCGCTGATAAAACCGCTTCTGTAGCCGCTGTAGCTGTAGCGATAAATGCGCCTATCACTGCGCACCTTATGGTGCAACTCACAGACAAGGCAAACGAGCTGTACCGCGAATTTGACGCGCTCGAAAGCGCGTTATCTGAGGGGGGTTCACAGTCTGAGGTGGACGCCTGCGCAGATGCCAAACGAGCGGCAAAGGAGGCTGTTTTTGTAGTCGAGGCGTTAACTGACTTTCGGTCATTGTGTGGCGTAGTTTCCGCCGGTATTAAAAAGGCGCAAAAGAACGCCGAAAGGCTGGCCGGTAATACATGGTGTTTAGCCGAAAAAGGTAGCAAGGGGAAAAACGCGCGTGATGCGATAATCGCTATGCTAAAACGCGACCTTAATAAATACGGCCTATTTGTCGAGTGGAAAAAACTCACTGTAGTTACAGTTCCTGTAAAGGAAAAGCAGGTTGATACAGACGCGCAAAAAGCGGCAAAGGCTATCGCAAGCGCTTTCAAGAATTCGCCAGATGGGGCAATTGACGCAATTCTGGCACTTGATCCGACTACCCGAGGCACGATTAAAAACGCTATTGAGCGCGCCGAAAAAGCGGCATCAGTCGAGACGGCGAAACAAGATAGCGAGCATAAAGCGGGCGCTGTCGAGGATCTTACCGAAAAATCCTTAACGCCGAATATGGAGACGGGTACAGCGCCCGTTGCGAATATGTTTTCCGTGTTGAATGCCAGTGACGCCAGTGTCGAGGCGGCTCGCCACTTGAAGGACCTTGAAGCGCAAGGTTCTACGCCACAACTTGAAGCGGACTTAGCAGCCGCTGGCAAACGTGGCCGGAAAATATCCGGCCTGTAAAACCGGTTAAGCCCGAAACGAACGAAAGCCCCCGCTAGTCGGGGGCCTAGTCGTGCCTGTCTATTTTTGCGCGCCCAGGGCGCGAAGGGGTTCCTATGTCTTTCGATGATTCGACGGGCGCGCTCGATCGCGCCCACTACGCCAGCACTGTCGGCATATGGGGCGATTCCTTGGGGGATCGGTCTATCCAGAGTTTGTGGGAATCCCAACTGGCGAACCGGGAATTCGCGAAAGTTGAATCCGCCGACCAGGCGGTTTGGCGCGCTCGACAGGCGCGGAAAGTGGCGCGACTGGAAGCGGACGCGCAACGGCGCCGCTCGAAACCGGTGGAGGACCGGATTAAGGCCGAACGGCTGGCGAACTCGAAAACCGCCATGGGTGCCGCGTTCCGCAAAGCGTTTGCCAAACAACGGGACTAAACCCGGAACCCCCGTAAAACGGGGGTAACAAAGGCCATGGCTGGGCTGGCCCAAAATTTCGCCCCGTAATCCGTGCCAGTTAGTGGAAATAACCAACCCTAACCGGTACAACATCAACTGGCACTTCTAACTGGTACAAAGGAGGCGCTATGAGCGCTCTACCCCCAAAATTGGGCCTTATGCCCATGGTTCGTGCATACCTTCGCGCCTCGACTGTCGCGCAGGACGCTATGCGCGCAAAAGGCGCGCTGCTTGCATTCGCCGAGAGTTATGGCCAGCGGATCGCTGCTTTTTACCCAGAGAACGAAACCGGGACCAAGTTAAACCGGCCCGAGTTGTTCCGGCTGCTGGAGGACTCGCAGCCCGGCGACGTGATTCTCTGCGAGCAGATCGACCGGCTGAGCAGGCTTAACCAAGACGACTGGGACACCTTGCGCGGGATCATCAAATCCAAGGGCCTGCACATTGTGTCGCTCGATCTGCCGACATCGCACCCGCTGATGAATCCGCAGGCGGAACACTCGTTCACTGGCTGGATGCTTTCGGCGATGAATGATCTGTTGCTCGACATGCTCGCGGCCATTGCGCGCAAGGACTATGAGGACAGGCGCCGCCGGACGATCGAGGGCATTGCGAAGGCCAAGGAAATTGACGGCAAGTACACCGGGCGCAAAGCCGACGAAGCCCTGCACGCCAGGGTGAAAGCCTGCCTGAAATCTGGCATGGCCATCCGCAAGGTGGCCGAGGTTTGCGAGTGCTCGAAAACCACCGTCCAGAAAATCAAGTTGGACATGGCGGCCAAGGAACACGAGCCCGCCTGACCAACTATGAACGGATCGTTTGGCTCGTTTTCCAGGGGGCGAAAGCCCCCCTACCTTTGAAGGGATCAATCCGCCTGGAATTTGAGCCGGCAGGCCGTGGGTGCCTTGCCGGAGGCACCCCTTTGTTCTCTGTATTAAAGAAATAATTTTTTATTTTTATATAGATGGTAAGGACACGCTCTTTTTTGTGCGGTCTCGCACATTTAAAAAAGCTGACCCGGAAATCAACAAAAATCTAGTTGACTAGTTTAAAACCCAAACTAGATCACTAGTTTGATGTCTACTTTTCCCCCGCCCCCTTCGCCAAAATCCGAAAATTCCCCTTACATATCAACGGGTAGTGAAGGGTAGAAGGGGATGGCCCCCCACCCACTCGGAGGCCTTGAGGTAGAAACCGATTTTTTGACTCATGAATCGGCGCGCATTACCAGCGTCTACCCTTCTGAACCTTGACGATTTATCCGCCCCGGTGCCTCCGCTTCCGGGAACCGCCATTTCTTTTTTACCCCCCTTCTACCCGGCCCCGATTGCCTCATTTTCGAAGCAACGGCCTATGAAGGGCACAAACCCGTTTCCCCTTCACCCCCAACGTCACCGGCCCTTCCGGCGGGTGACCCGTGCCTGCCGCAAAAGGAGTTACCGCCATGTCCCTGTCCCACATGCCCGCCCCGACCACCCACAAGATCCACGCCTTCAATTCCCACCGCACCTACACCAGCAAGGGCCAGCGCATCGCGTGGGCCGAGCTGCCCCGCATGTCCACCGAACTGGGCATCCGCGCCATCCATGTCGCCTTCTACGACGTGGACCGGATGGTTGACGGTGAGCTGCTGCTGCTCGGCGCCCCGAGTGCCGAGGTGACCAACACCCTGCTGTTGCAGCACTACGACCTCGGCAACTTCATGTGCCGGATCATCGATCAGGACCTGCGGCTGGCCTTGAAGGCGGCGGCCGAGGCGCTGTAACCGCCACCCTTGAAGGAGTCACTGCCATGACCCAAGACCCCAAAGGCCAGTTCGTCCTGCTCGCCCCACAGGAGGCCACCGACAGCACGGGCAAGCCGTTCGCCAAGCTGCTGGCCAGCTTCAAGCACCGCCGCGAGGCCTTGGCCTTCCTGCGCAACCGCCACCGCCCAGGCGAGCAGGTACTGGGGCGCACCGCCGCCCTGCGCCAGTTCGCCCTGATCGGTTAGGAAGGGTTCGAAGTACATACGCTACATACCATGTACTACGTAGTACGACATGAACCATGAACTCACAATTCATGGTTCACAATTCACAGAGAGGAAACACCCATGTCCAGACGCAACCAACACGCCGTGATCGCCCAGCAGGGCGCGTGCAACCCGATTCCGCTGGCCCATGCGCTGGTGGAGGGCATCGAAGAGATCAAGGCCGAGCGGGCGGCGGACGGCAAGCCGTTCACCTCCACCGTGACTATTCTGGAAGACCCGGCCCTGCGCCTGATCGTCCACCAGCTGGCGCACCTGTACGCGCTGAGCCCCGACCTTGAAGGCGCCGAGTACCACCGACTGTGTGAAGCGGTCGGCATGCCGCAGTAACCCCCACCCCCATGTCGCCCTCACCCATGAAGGCGACACCCTAGGAAGGAACCACGCCATGACCACCACCCTCACGTCCCACTGGGAAGCCATCGCCCAGCTGCTCTTTGCCCTGCTGCTCCCATGGATGCCCCGCGAACTGGCCACCGTGCTGGCCATGCTGTGGCCGATGTTCGCCGTGCTGCTGGTGATCGTCGTGGTCGGCGGGCTGCTCGCGTGGCAGGACCGCCGCGAGCTGAACCGCCGCGTGCATCGGCGCGTGGCCCAGCTGCGGGGTGACCGCCGCGACCGCTGAGCCGACATGAACTCACAATTCACAGTTCACTAAACCGCAGGCACAAAAAAGCCCCCTATGCAGGGGGCTGGTTTGACCGAGGCCGGTAGGGCCGGCTCGGCGTCTCACAGGGAGCGCTTCGACCGCTCCGAATCTAGCACCTCAACCATGAAGGGCTCAACCATGAAAACCTTGCACAACGTCAACGACCTGACTGACTACGGCCTCAAGCCCCTGACCGGCGAAGCCGACGCCTACAGCCGCCGCACCCTGTGCGACCTCAGTGACGAAGGGGTCATTCTGCTCACCGCCTACTTCGGCCTGACCCACACCACCGACGCCTGCCGCGCCTTCCCGGAGAACTGGAACAGCACGGTCGGCGACAAGCCGGCGGTGGCCAGCGTGATGCTGGCTCGCGGCACCATGGATGATTTGATGGTGTTCGCCCTGCTGCACGTCGAGCGCTGTGACTACGTGATGCAGACCCCCGGCGGCCAGTTCTCCGGCTTCAATGAAGGCGACCAGTACGGCGAGAACTACCTGCGCTGCGCGCTGCCCGAGGGCTACCACCTGCACCACAACGAGGCCAAGCGCAGCCACGCGCCGCAGGTCGACGGGCGCAACGTCCACGCGATGAGTGGCCGGGTCCGCTGAGGTTCAGGCACTGCAAATAGCAGTACAATGGCCACTCATTTCATGCAATAGGAGTACCCGTCATGCCTAGAATGACCCTCGATCTGTCGGACGAAATCGACACCCTGTTGTCCGACATCGCCAAGCAAAGCGGCATCACCAAGGCCGAAGCGATGCGCCGGGCGTTCGCCCTGCTGGCCGTCGCGTACAACGAGAAGAAGAAGCCCGGCTTCTCGCTCGGGATCGTCCGGGAAATGCCCGACCACACCCTGGAAGCGGTCGGCCGCGTAGTGGGGATCTGATGGACAAACCGAACCACGATGTCGACTTGGCCACCGTGCTCCACGACCTCAAGGACCTCAAGGAGGTCGACGAGGGCGAGCGCCTGCGCTTCGCCCGGCAGGTGCTGCTGGGGCTGGGCTTGATCTGTTCCGGGGTGTTCATCGCCTACGGGCTGGAACCGGACAACACCGGGCTCAGCTCGATCTTCGAACTGGTCAAGATCGGCGCCTTGCCCTTGGTCACCTTGGTGATCTCGTTCTACTTCCCTAACCGCTCGACCAAGTAACCCACCTGAGAAGGAGTCACTGCCATGATCATCCCCCCACTCACCCACGTCGGCAGCGCCCGAGGCGCCCCGATGGGGCGCCCCAACCAGCACGCCAGCGAACCGCGTGACCAGCTGCGCCCGGTGCTGTCCGTGGTCCGCCTGCGCTTTGAAGACGGCGACTACGACGAAGGCGGCGCCTACTGGGGCGCCCCCGCCACGGTGTGGCGCGTCTACGGTGAAGTCGCTGACGAAGTGATCGACTTCTACCTGCGCGCCGCCAACCGCGAAGCGGCCGAGGCCGCCGCCTTGCAGGAGTACCCGCTGGCCACCTTCGGCCCGCCGGGCTTCACCGCCATCGCCGGGCATATCCTCAAGGGCATGGCGCTGGCGTTCTTTGCCTGTGCCTACGCCGACATGGCCGACGAGTGTGGCCAGCCCCTGCAAGGGGAAATCATGAACCAGTTGCCGGACGCCATCGACCCGGGCGCCCTGCACGCGGCGACCACCCTGAAAATGGACATGGAACGGGTCAACGGTGACGACATCGAGACCCTGTACCAGCGCCACCCCGGCACCACCGACGACCCTCGCGAGTGGGGGCACTACGCCGCAATGCAGGCCATGGGGCAAGGCGTCGGCCTGTTCGACCACGGCATTCGCGGCGATCAGGTCAAGGTGCCCTCGGCCCTGTTCGACAGCGGCTGTCTGGAACAGGACTACTTTCAACCCGTTGAAGACGACGAGGACTGACCATGCACCGCCAACGCCTTGAACTGATGTGTACCCTGCTCGCCGAGGTCGAGGCCGGCACTTGGGAACCGACCGGCCTGTTTGACATTGCCGGGCAGGTGCTGCCGCTGGCCGATCGCCCCGGCCACCGCTTCGACATGGTCGAGTGGCTGGACCCGGTGCGGCCCGACTGTGGCTTTGCCGCCTGCGCGATTGGCCACGCCTGTGTGGACACCCGCTTCAACGCGCAGGGGCTGTTCATCGGCAGTGACGGTGCCGGGCAGTCACCTGCCCCGTTCTTCGAAGACAAGGGCCGCCTGCACAGATCCTGGGCCGCCGTGGGCCGGTTCTTCGACCTCACCCCCACGCAGGAAGACCACCTGTTCGACGGGGACCGGTACCCCTACGACCAGAAGAAAGACCCGGCCGCCGTGCGCCAGCGCATTGAAGCGCTGTTGAAGGCCGACTAACCCACCCCCACCCCACCCCCGAAAAGGAACACTGCCATGGTCCATTTCAGCAAGCTCACCCAATGCTTCTACGTGCCCGGACAAGGCCACATCATTGACTCGGCCTACCAGAATGAGGCTGGCGAATGGGTCAGCCACATTCACCACCTTAACCTGATGCAGATGCGCGACCGCCACCCCGACGTGGTGCTGGGCAACCTCGACGAATGGATTGACGCCGATGAGAAACGCCTGATCAGCCCGCCCAAGGAGATCACCAAGGAACAATGGTGGGAGGCACTGGAAGTGCTGCCGCCGGAGAGCTGGCAGCACAGCGGCGGCGGCGAATCGTTCGTCATGATGGAGTATTACAGCGGGCGGATCACCCGCATCTACGTGCGCCTGGGCAAGCGTTACTGCTCGTTCCTCGACGTGGCCAACCTGCCGCACCTCGATCGCTTGGCCAAGGCCCGCACCCTACTGGGCTGAGCCGTTGGCCATGAATTCATGGTTCACAATTCACAATTCACCCGAGAAGGGAGCACTGCCATGCCCATCCTGAAAGCCCCGCCCCGCCGGGGCACCCCCGGTTCGCTGATCGTCACCGAGAAGCGCCCCGAGGTGTTCCGCGCCCTGTTCCTCACCGCCCGCAAACTCCACCCGGACGGCCTGCTGCGCCTGATCAACAGCGGCGAAGAACCGCTGCTGACCAGTGGCGTCTTGGAAGACGACGACAGCCCTTGGTGGGGCGGGCAGGGTGCATGGGACATCATCGCCCTGCTGGAAGACGTGCTGCACGAAGTCGCCCCGGACGGGCACTACTTCGGTACGCAGGAAGCCGGCGGNCATGACTATGGTTTCTGGCCGACCCCNCCCGAGTTCGTCCACTGCCCCAACCCCCGCTGGCGNCGCGCAGCGGGCGACGACACCCCACCCACCGAGAAGGAACCGCAAGCATGAACAAGCCCACCCGACTGCACTTCACCCTCTCCCTGACCGGGGTGGTCAACCCCCTCGGCGCGCAGGACGAAGACGCCACGGACGCCCAGCCGATGACGGCCAACGAGCTGAACAAGCACCTGTACTACGCCGTCAACGAGGTGATTATCGGCAACGGCCTGATCACCGGTGACACCTACGGCACCCTCGAAAGCCACGACGCGGATGTCACGGTGATCGAGGTCAACCCGGTGAGCCCCGACGACGTGGGCCTGAGCGCCGAGGAACTGGAACAGAAGTACAGCCCGCAGGGTGGTGGCGAACACCCGGACTTCCCCCGGGAAGACTGGCGGGAAATGATCCGCATCGAAGACACGCTGCTGGGGTACTGGGCGTGGGTGAACCACCAGCTCACCACCGAGCAAGACGCCCTGTGAATTCACAGTTCACAGTTCACAAACCCACCTGAGAAGGAGCCCGCCATGGCCATCATTATCAACCTCGACGGCACCACCACCCATCAGGCCGCCGCCACCCACCCCGATAACTTCGGCCCGGAAGGCATGACCCTGGAAGCCATGCAGGCGGTGGTCGGCGGCTACATCGAGCACATCTTTCTGATCCCGCCCTATGTCTGCTCGGGCGTCCGCTACCCGCACATGGTGTTGAACGAGTTGGGCAAGCTGGAAAAGCTGCCCTGTAACGACTCGGCCACCAACATCGCCCTGCGCCGTGGCCTGATTTCGACGGACTACATCGCCGGGCCGGCGATCCTGCTCACCGCCGAAGAAATGCAATAACCGTGAACTCACAATTCACAATTCACAATTCACAAACCCACCTGAGAAGGAACCGCAAGCATGACCACCCCCGCGCCTTTTACCCTCGAAACCTTCGCGGTCGGCAAGACCTTTGTGCATACCTCCATCCGCCATCGCCGCGACGGGCTCATTGAGCGTCAGGTCCACTTGGTGCGCATCACCAGCAACGACGGCTGGAACGCCAACTGGGAAGTGGTGGCCCGGCTGTGGGGGGAGAACGTGNTGCGAGAAGACATCAGCGGCGGCGGCCACGCCGTACACCCGCAAGCCCTGGAACGCNTGAACCGAGAACCCATNGAGAAACGAACCATGAACCCGACCGACGAAGACTTTGTGCAGTATTGCCGCACCCTCACCGATGACCAGCTGGTGGAGGTGCTGCGCAAGGAATGGGCCGCCCACGGCCACCGCGACTACGGTTCCGCCGTGGTCGCGGCCGGCGAGCGTGGCTGGTATGTCAAGGACGGCGAACGCCAAAACTAACCCACCCGAGAAGGGAGCCACCGCGATGAACCTGCTCTACCACAACATCGTCAAGTACGGTCAGCAAACCCTCGCCACCTGGGCCTACAGCTCCGGCGAATTGCGCATGCGCATCACCATCCGTTCCGACAGCAGCGATTTCCAGAGCTACGCCCGCGCCGAAATGTGGGACGCCCGGGGCATGCAGTGGAACCCCGTGGCCAGCGTGCATTTCGCGGAAATGAAGACCCCGCCGGGGATGTACGCGCAAAACAGCTGGAGCAACGAGTCGGCCTACAAGGCTGACCACGACGAACTGCTGCGCCGCGCCGCGCTGATTGTCCACGGCTGGGACGGGCGCGATGGCACCGCGCTGCTCGGCGGCTGGCGCCTCACCGTTGGCCCCTTGGGAGGTGACGGCCACAACCTGTTCATCTGGCGCGAAGGGCGGGTCGGCTCCCTCAACGTCAGGGCCGAGGCCGAAGGCTTTGCCGTGTCGATATGGGACAGCGATGCGGCCAACGAGTGCGCCAGCTGTTCCGCGCCGTACGCCGAACTCGACTCCTACGGCCAGCTCTCGGGCAACGGCGTGGACAAGAAGTAACCCCACCTCCCTAAGAAGGAACCGCAACCATGATCAATCAACCATGGCACTACGACCCGTGCGTCAAGGTCCTGCTGTCCGCCAGCATGCTCGACTGCGCCCGACAACCCAACGACGAGGGCGGTAGCCTGCTGCTGGTCGGCGACTACGGACGCATCGACCACATCGCCGAACTGGCGACCCGGCTGCTGCCCGGCTACTGCGATGAAGGCGACAACTGGGACGGTGCCGTCTGGAACGGAATTCTGGAGGACACCGAAGCGGACTCGCTGGCCTACGGGCTGACTCTGCTGGCTGCCGACGACAGCCGCTACTGGGCGGACATGGAAGGCGCGGTGATCGAGGTGCTGCAACGCTGGCTGGTGGCCAACGAGCGCGGCCTGCGCAAAGCCCCGCAGACGCGGACGTTTTGACATGGCCACCGCACCGCTGAGCAACGCCGAGTACGTCGCCGCAGAAGGGCAGAAGTGTCCCTTCTGCGGGTCCATCCACATCGAGGGCGGGCTGGATCGCCGAGAAGGCCGCTACCTCTACGTGCAGGCCGAGTGCGCCGACTGCGGCGCGCTCTGGACCGACACCTACACCCTGACGGGGTACAAACAATGACTGACCGTCTGACATTCCCCAATGGCACCTACTACGTGCCCAAACCCCGCGACGTGGTGAACAGCCTGTTCATCCCCGGCGGCACGGCCAGCGGCACCTACCGCAAGGGGCCGGGTGGCGTGACGTTGTTCAACCTGCAAGGCGAACCCTTCGCCTTCATCGTCGACAACCGCCACAGCGACAACTTCATTGTGTCCTGCTCCCGTCTGGAGGATGGCCGGGTGCGCTACATGTTCAGCACCACCAACCAGGACGAACGCGCCCTCGGGCTGGATCAGCTCGGCTACATGGCCGAGATTGAGCTGGCCCGCCGCTTAATCCACCAACTGAAGGAAGCGCAGCAATGACCGACACCCTACCCACCGTCGACCAACTGGCCCAGCGCCTGCGCGACCTCGCCGAGGGCGCCCGCAGTAAGGCCGACCTGATCGCCAGCAAGTCCCCAACCTCGGTCTACACCGACCCGGTGGACGTGCTGCGTGCGCTGGCCAAGGAAATGGAACGGGGGCTGCCACCGGAGCCCGTGACCTTCGACGAAACCAAAGGCCACCTGGAAGGCCTGCCACTTGTGGCGGCCTTGTGGTGGTTCATCGAGAACAGCAACGAGGACGACCCACACCGTAACGAGCTGTTTTTCTACCTGCGGGAGCGGGTGCGCAACCTCGACCCGAAAGCCGAGTACCTGTACACCACAGCGCTGGCAAAAGGGGAGGCCTGACATGCGCATTCTCCCCGTCATCACCAGCCGCAACCCGAGCAGCCGCCCGGAGAACGACACGCTGCTGCACTGCTACGTGTGCCTGACGCGGGCCACGTTCAGCACGGCAGCGACCACCGGTTGGACCTTTGACGCGGACGGGGAACCGTTCCGCACCTACTACTGCCCGGCCCACCGGCCGGACCCACGCAAGGAGGGCTGACGCCATGGCCGTGAACTTCAAGGTCACCCCGGAAGAAAAGAAACTGCTGGTCGCCATCACCGCCCGCTATTGCACGAGGTTCACCGAGGCTGACTGGACCGACGCCGAAATGGACTTTACCGCCTGCCACTGCAACGGCACTCCGCTGGCGCTGTTCGCCTTCTTTGCCGCCGACGACTTCAACTTCCTGCACGACGCCTGCGGCATCCGCGATCACATCGACCGCACCACCGGCCGGTTGACCGACCACTTCCACCCACGCTTTGCCCTGGAGAACTGACCATGGCCTACGAATGCAAATACACCCTCACCCTGCGCTGGCAACACCCGGAAGACGCCAGCGACCCACCCAAGAGCCACTGGGAATGTCTGGACGAAGCCGGGTTCACCCGGGCGATCCAGCTGGCCAGCGAGGGCTACCACGAAGGCGAACTGCTGGAAGAACTCGGCGGCGTGATGTGGCGCGGCTGGTGGGAGTTGACTTTGAACCGACCCGAAGAGGACTGATGCCATGTGGAAGTGCCCGGAATGTAAATCCACCAACCTCCAGGTGGAAATCAAAACCACCGCCAAGTTGTTGCAGTACGAGGACAACTTTCAAACCGAGGTCGATGGCGATCACGAATGGAGCGAATCGTCGTGGATGACCTGCGAAGACTGCGCGCACCACGCGAAAGCGTTCAGGTTTGAACTCAACGCCCCGGAGACCACGCCATGACCATCCTTGAACGCTACGGCACCGTGCTGCGCTGCTACGACAACGGCGGCAAGACCTTCGACCGCTACACCGTAGTGCCGCCGCGCTGGGCCAAGGAGGAACGCGAGCGCAACGGCACCTTCAACAGCATCGGCGCCAGCGAGCACCCGTTTCATCCGCAAGGCTTCGGCCAGCACGGCTCGGCCATGGCAGGCCCGCACCTGGGCAAGCGGGTGAAGTGGGCTGACCTACCGCCGGATGTGCAGAAGTTCGCCCGCCAGTCGTTCTCCGACTACGCGCCGCAACCCTCAACCCCACCTGAAAAGGAGCCGCAACCGTGAGACAACCCACCAAAGAGCAAGCCGCCGCCGTGCTGGTCTTCGCCAACCGCGAGAGCGGCAAGTGGAAGGCTGAGTTGCACCGCTGTTGGTACAAGGCCAGCTACCCGAAGGACCCGGAAGGCAGCGGCCACCTGCAATACCTGCGCAATCACTTCGGCCCGGAGTGGCTGGAGCAAGTGACCCTGGACGACCTCAAACGCATCGCTGAACAGGAATGACACCATGACCCTGAAAACCTTCCACCGTGTCCACCACGGCCGCATGTTCCTGTTAGAACAGCCGGAAAGTGTGCCGTACAGCCCGTACCTGCTGGCTTTCGTCCATGAAGGCGATGAATGCCGGCACCCCTACATCAGCGAGTGCGGGCGCTTCGTCGCCGACCCCAAGTATTACGGGTTCGAAGAAATCGAAACCGGCGGCGGTTGCAAGGCGCTGTACAAGCAGACCGACGACGGCCGCGAACTGTGGATCACCGACCCTTCGGGTTGCTTCGTCCCGGACACCAGCAAGCGCCCGGTCGAGGGCATCCTTGGCTTGCGGGTCGGGATGCAGACCGTGGCGTGGGTTGACCTGCGCGACATCCCCTTCGACAGCGACCGCAGCTTCATGGACGAAGTGATGGACGAAGTCAAAGTCATCCTGGGCCGGATCGACCACACCTTTGACGCCGGGGATCGCATCGAAATGTTGTGCCGGGTTCTGCGTGAGGTGAACATCCGCATCGCCGAAAACGCCAACGCCGCCCACTTGTAAGGAGACCGCCATGCCCCCGCGCTTCACTGTCCGCTTAGCCTTTTGCGAGGCATTCAGCCTTGATTATGCAGAGGCTGAAGAGAGCCGATACCAACAGACCCGCACACCTTGCCCGGTGTACTTCTCGGGCAACGACTATTTCACCGCGACCTCCAGCGAGGGCAGGGAGCCCAAGGCCAACGCTGACTACCAATGGGCCAAGGAGCCGAGCAGCCTGAATGAACGCTTCGGCTGGCAGCTCTGGAAAGCCAAGAAATCCTGAACACCCACCCCACCCTAAGAAGGAAACCGTCATGCACTCCATTGAATTGTCCAAACGTCAGGTTCAACAGCTGGTTGATTTCGGCATTGAACACAAGCAAGACCAGTGGTTCATCGCCAAGGATCAGGGCGCCTACCTCGGAATGTCCTTGGGCATGGACCCGGCCCCGAAGTGCCTGTTCTACTTCCCGGGTTGCGACCCGAGCAAGGACGAAGACTGGTATGACACCGCCCACGCCAAGTTCGGCGGCGATGACTTCGGCGAGCACATGCCGCTGGCCGACCTGCAACGCTACTTGGAAATCCCCCACCTGCTCTGCATCGAAATCAAGGTCAAGTCGACGCAAATCATGATCGACGCCTACGAGGTCCCCGATGCGGAAAAAGGCGTTGAGTATTACGGGCTGCGCCGACCCAACGGCAAGATCGGCTGCGTCAAGAAGGTCGCGCTCCGCACGACGCTGTTGCAGATCGAGGGTGGTGGAACCCCAGCGCACATCGCCAGGGCCGACGCGGCGGCGAAGGAACTGCAAGAGAAGGGCAGTATCACCGTCAAGGGCTACTGGATCGGCCCGCTGAGCGAGGTGTGACATGGAAAAGCCCATCCTGATTGCCACGGACGGCCGCAAGAACGGGTTGGAGGCCTGGGCGCTGTTCGACCCAACCATACCGGGCTATGAACTGTTCGCCAGTCAGGCCTGCGACGATTACTTCGGGGATGCCGACACCCTGGAAGAGTGCAAGAAAGTCGCGCAAGCCTGGTTTGCCGAGCGCGCCAGCGAGCAGTAACCCCCGCACCACCCTGTAAACCCCAACCTCATGGGCCAGCCAACCACCCCGGCAGGCCCACCCACGCCCGTAGAAAGGAGAACGTCATGGCCTACATGAGCCAGGAACACAAAGCCGTTATCGCCAAACTGCTGAAGGAAGTGATCCCCAAAGACTGGAAGTACAGCCTGAAGGTGGATAACCACAGCTCAATAATCTGCACCGTCAGGTCGGCCCCGGTCGATGTGCTGAGCAAGGTCGGCTACGACCTGCACCAACGGACCTACTACG